TTGTACAGATTCTAACAGATACTAAAAACAGCACTATCAAGCAGTATCAGTATATGTTTGAACTAGACGGTATTGATCTGAGTTTTGATCAAGACGCCCTACGTGAAATAGCAAAGCGAGCTAAAGAACTTAAAACCAATGCTCGTGGACTTAAAAACATCATTGAAAAGATCCTAATGCCTTATCAGTTTGATGCCGTAGATCTTGTCGAGCGCGGTTTGAAGTCAATTCGCATAAGTAAAGATACTATAGATGGCAAACCAGCCATTATGATTTTTGATAAAAAGAAAAATGAGCAAAAACAACAAAGCACCAATGGGTAATAAGGTCATCGTAGGAGACTTGCCATTAAACGTAGCACTGAGAAAATTCAAACAAAAAGTAGATGATTCCGGGATTCTGGAAACATTGAGAGCCAAAATGTTCTACGAAAAGCCAACCACTGAGCGTAAGCGTAAAAAAGGTGCTGCCAAAAGCCGTTGGCAAAAGAAACTTAGAGACGGCGCTTTACCTAAAAAAATGTATTGACAAATACCATAAAATGTGTTATACTTAATGTATGACAAAACATCTTATGATCGATATGGAGACCATGGCAGTCTCCCCAAATGCTGTAGTCCTTTCACTGGGCGCAGTCCACTTCAACCCGTATGGTAATGGATATGGTGACAAGATCTACTTTAAAATTGACCTTGATGACCAAGACAAGTTAGGACGTGAAATTGACCCTAACACACTCGAGTGGTGGAGTCGGCAAGATCCTGCTATAATGGAGGAAGCCTTTAGTGAAGAAGGCCGTATTTCACTTGTTGAAGCTATGGATATCTTCCATAAGTTTGCTTGGGGATGTTCAGCATTCTGGAGTCACGGTGCAACCTTTGACTTAGTAATCATTGAAAACATTTATCGTCAATTAGGAAAACCTCTACCTTGGCAATACTGGCAGTTACGTGATACACGCACCCTGTTTGATCTAGGTTATGATCCAGACATGCCACAAGGTAGTAAACACGATGCTTTGCAGGATGCTATCCGGCAGGCCGTAGGCGTACAAAACATCTACGCAAAAATGAAAATTAGACCACGATAATGTTCATGGTTACCCTATTCCTGAAATAGGAAAATACAATGGAAGACTCATGGTTTTCCATTGATTTGTGCATTAAATAAGTGTACAATAAACATTGTTTCATTCACACACAAAGGAGATAATATGAAAACAGTTGGTGATAAATTAGAAAAATTTGCCGTAACAGGCGTGAACCCAGGTAAAGATGATTTCTTTACTATTACAGATGAGTCATTTGCAGGCAAGTGGAAAGTAATCGTTTACTACCCAAAGGACTTTACGTTTGTTTGCCCAACAGAAATCGTAGCCTACGATAAACTGTTCCAAGACTTTGCTGACCGTGATGCAGTATTGCTAACTGGATCTACAGACAACGAGTTCTGTAAACTAGCATGGCAACGTAGTCATGAAGACTTGAGCAAGATCAAACATATTCAGTTTGCTGACACACAACGTTATGATCCAAAAACTTGTGACGACTTGAGTTTGATTGAACAACTTGGTGTGTTCTATGCTCCAGCTGGCGCCGCACTTCGCGCCACATTCATCGTTGATCCACAGAACGAAATCCAACACGTTACAGTCAACAACTTGAACGTTGGTCGTAACCCAGAAGAAACACTTCGCGTATTGGATGCGCTACAAACTGGTGAACTATGTGCTTGTAACCGCACAGTTGGCGGCGAGACTCTGTAATGTTAGAAACTATATGCGACACGTTAGTTGAAGCATATAGACGCAACTGGATTACCAGTCGTGATGGCAATGTAAGTATTCGTCATCACGACCGTGATCATTTTTATATCACACCCAGTGGCGTCCGTAAGCAGACAATGCAGCCTGATCAATTTAAGAAGATCAAGATTGTCAGCAATCTAATATGGCGGGAAGAACCTTATTCTGATATAAGTGCTAACCTAAAGCCCAGTGGAGAAATTCCATTACACTTCGGTTTACAAAGAGCAATGGGACAACATAGTAATGATGTTCGAGTAGTAGTTCATTTGCACCCCACTTATTGTGTAGCGGCTATGCATGCCGGCATTGACCTAAGCACCATTGTTAATGACTTCCCGGAACTTAGTAGATACACCAAGGTAGCACCTAACGTAGGTGATGTGCCGCCTATCAGTCAAGAACTTGCTGACCGTTGTCACGAAAATTTGTGGCTACGAAAAGACGGTACCATTGGGTTTGATATTGTTGGTATTAAAGGTCATGGCGTGGTTGCTATAGATACTAGCCCATGGAGGGCATTTGAACACATTGAACGATTAGAACATATTTGTCAAATCGTATTAGCGTCGGGAAAATATTGACATGAGTTATATTGTAGGTTCGTTGCCGCCAATTAAATGTTTTGTTAAACGAGAATTTCTCTATAACTTTGAAAAAGGTCATGGAGAATTAGAACCTGCAATATGGGTCAGTCTTAAAGCACTAAGGGGACAGGTGTTTCGTATTGAAAGCCTGTTGCCTAACTACGGTGCCCTCTATGACAAGCTACCTATTCATGCCTACGTTTGGCAAGAAAATCATACAGGAAATCTACCCGTAGATATTTTACAGCTTTGGGACTGTATGGGCTATCGCTTTACTATTATTGAAAAAATAGGTCTGCGTAATCTAGGTGTTAAGTTTCTGGGCAAGGATAAAGAATGGCATCACGGAACTTATTTGTTTACCGTGGACTTTTGTGCAGACGGTATGGATGTGGACACAGGGTTCACTGAAGTTGCCGAAGAACATAAATCGTTTAATTTTATTCGACTAGAAAACGGACAGTTTGCCTGCCAACCTAACAACCGTTGCTTGTGGTATGATCAAAGTTTAATTTCTGGTAATGTTAAATTTCCAGACTTCAAAGCCGCACAGACTATATTTACAGTAGATGGAACACGCAAGTGGAGTGCAGGAGATGATTGGTTTTATAATATAGAGGAAAGAAAATGAGTTTTATTGAAACAGTAAAAGGTGCTTTGCCAGATTACGCAAAGGACACAAAGTTAAACTTGGACGCAGTTCTGGTTCGCAGTACACTAGATGCAGATGTTGCCATGGGCTGTGCCGTAGCCGCATTGGCTGCAACAGGCAACGGAAAAGTCCTAGCAGTGATGTTAGCAGACAATCCAACGTTTGCAGAGTCAGCAATGACCGCCGCAAGTATTATGGCGCAGAACAACGTTTGGTATCCGTATGTTGAAATGGCCGACGATCCTAGTCTAAAAGGATTACCAGCTGGCTTACGTATGAACGCTATTGCGAGTCATGGTGGAACTACCAAGTCAAACTTCGAAGCATTTAGTTTGGCTGCAAGTATTGTTGGCAAATGTCACTTCTGTGTTAAAGCACATTATGAAACACTCAAGACAGAAGGTTACACAGTGGAACAACTTCGTGACATTGGCCGTATTGCCAGTGTAATGAACTCTGTGGCCAAAGTTTTGAATAGTTAATTTTTCCAACCTACTTCATCTATAATTGGTATCCATTGTTTACGTAGTGCCATCATACTGGCTTTAAACCCCACAGGAGTTTGTTCTTTTATTTCGGCAAACATTAAATTGTCTTTAATAAATTGACGTCCTTCAGAGCTATTAATAGCATTACGGAACATGGTAACATACCAGTCAATGACATCTTGGTTTGTGCCTTTGGGGAATATAATACCCCAGGCAGCATAGACATTCATCCCCGGAACATAGTCCTTCATTAATGGAACGTCTTTTAAACCTTCGAGTTTGTATTCACTGGTTAACCCAATAATTTTTACCTTACCAGATTTTACCAAGACATTAGCAACCGCAACAGGAATGATCCCGAACTCTGTGTGCCCACCTGCTACATCCTGACCTGCCTGTGCTGGCCCTTTATATGGGATAGTTTTAATTAGTTCTCGATTACCCTTGATATGATACATCATGTATTCGTAGGCCATTTTATGCGAACTACTTCCAGTAGCAATACTAATAGGGTCTCGGGTGTTCCTCATACGTTCCATAAATTCTTTTGGAGTCGTAGTTGGACTTTTTTCAGAGGCTATAATAGCTAATGGGCTCTTTGCTAAAGTTAATCCATATTCAAAATCATCTAATGTATATTTTTTATTTTCTGGATTTACATAATCCGCAGTTACCCAAATACCTTGGTGGCTAGCTACATAGATATGATGCCCATCGTTAGGTAGCTTTATAAAGTGATTCATACCTATAATGCCATCGCCCCCTGGCTTATTTTCTACAATAAAATTTATTTTAGGATTTGTTTTTTCAATAATACTACTAAACCCTCTAAAACTTAGTTCGTTTCCGCTACCTGGTGCAAACCCGATAACTGTTGTTACTGTTTTGCTTGGCTCCCAAGCATTGGCTGCTGTTGCAATGAACATTGCAATAATTATTTTAATGATGTTCTTACTCACGATGTTTCCTGTTGTTATTACTTTGCAGTAAATAGATATTTAATAAACATATGACAGTCGATCAAAATTATCTCAATCAATACTTTGGAAACATCTGGCACAAGAACAGCGACCCTTGTAGGAAGAATACAAAATCAGGACTACAACTTATTGACAAAATAGGCAACTATGAAACTGTCTTAGACGTAGGCTGCGGGACAAATCCTTTCAAAGGAGTTATATCAAATCTTACGGGCATAGATCCGGCCTTTGATCAAGCAGATGTAAAATGTGGCATAGACGAATTTGTCACTGACAAAAAGTTTGATGTGGCGCTGTGCCTGGGCAGTATCAACTTTGGTGATGTTGTAGACATAGAAAGACAGATAGCAAAAGTTGTCAGCTTACTAGAACCACATGGAAGAATTTATTGGCGTTGTAATCCTGGACAAAAGGACCACCCTGATCCAGGGTGTGAGCATATTGAATTCTACCCTTGGAGCATTGAGGAACATGTTCGTTTAAGTATCAAGTTTGGATTTAGACTTGTTGAGTGTTGCTGGGAACAGAACGGACGACGAATCTATGCCGAGTGGTCTAGGATTATTTAAACCATCCTATCTTCTTACCTGCTGCCTTACGCTCATCATACTCTTCAGGGGTACTTGGGAAACGTAATGCCCATACAGCGCAGAGTGCCATTCCTAGGCCAACACCTAATACTAGTTTCCAGTTTTGCGTAGTAAACCAAAGAATGATAAGACTAATGTCCATTGTAATGACCATAGCCCATTTGCCATAAGTAGGGAATACTCGTTTCTCTGACCAGTTACGTAAGAAAGGTCCAAACAGTTTATGATTCATAATCCAGTTATGCCAACGTTCTGAACTTTTGGCAAAACAATAGGCCGCACCAACAGTTGGTGTGCTCCAAGGTATACCAGGAGTAACTACTCCAATGTAAGCAATGCCTAGGCAAATAAATCCCAAGGTCATCCATAACGCTTTTTTAATCTTATTCATAAGGGTTCCTTTCTTGTATTTACTAAGTATTTGACACACACAGAAAAAACAAGTCTTAACTTAAGGAGAAAAGATGGACTTCATCACAAACGTTCTGTTAAAGAACATATCATACTTATGGATGATATTCTTCATTATGATCACTGCCGGACTAGCAAAAGAGTATCAACTCTTCGCCCCGGCATTTGCCTATGTAAGAAACACATTCCGTAGCAACAAGTTTGTAGTAGTTCTCCTAAGTGCAATTGGCGGAGTATTGCCAATTGAAGGTCGAGTCACTGTATCGGCAGGTTTGCTTGATACAGTTGCACCTAAGTGCGGACACGGTCGTGAGAAGATGGGTATTGTTGATTACTTGAGTACACACCACTATTACTTGTGGTCACCTCTTGAGAAAACAGTTATCCTACCTATTGCGGCTTTTGGTCTAACCTACGGTGCATGGCTTGGCCTAGTTGCGCCTTTATTGATTGTTACTTTTGCGTTTATTACTTGGTACATCTGGAGCCAAGTACATAACGAAGAAATAGTGATCACCCCAGGAAACTTTAAACTATCATCGGTATTACGAAATGTATTGCCTATGTTTGTAGCAATTGGCCTTTACATTTACAATGATAAGTGGATGGTCGGTTGTTTTGGTTTCCTAACCCTGTATTACATCATCATTAGTCAACAGTGGAACATTAAGAAATTATTGAGCTACGTTCGATGGGATGTATTAGCGTGGGTTGGCGCAGTTATTATGCTAGGAAACTACATGAAAACTTATGATGCCGCTTGGCAAACTATGTTAAAGACAAGTGTGCTTGATCCGCATACTTTTGTTGGCATGGTAATCATCAGCCTCATCGGCCTTGTGGCCAGCTTCTTTATGGGTAGTAGTGGAAAATTTATTGCAATTGCTGTATTAATGGCTCAAGTCTTTGGACAAGAGTATTTCTTATGGTTCTTTGCTATTGACTTTGCTGGCTACTTATTAAGTCCGACTCACAAATGTGTGGTGATCGGTAACCGTTATTTTGGAACACCGTTTAGTACCTACTATAAAGCATTAGGTGCCTGGGGTGGATTAATGCTGATAACGGCAGGTGTATTAACCTTTTTGGTTTAATACCACTTGACAAACTGACCTTTCTAGTGTATAATAACACATACACTCAGAAAGGTTTCTTATGAAACACTCAAAATTGGATCGACGTCATACTGGTTATTCCAATTTTAAATATGCGGCCCAATTCTTTTCTAAAGAAAAAGATAAATTTTGTGCTATTAGAGAATGGGCTTGGGAGCAATGGGGACCTAGCTGTGAAATGGAATTTTGGGACTCAACTAGAAATCCTAAATGGTGTTGGATAGTTGATCAATATAAAATTAAAATTTTCTTTGCCACTGATGCAGAATATCAATGGTTTTTACTAAAATGGACATGACATGATAATTCACCTTGTTAGTGATTTACACTTAGAATTTGCCTACCAGGAATTGCCCGGTGGTGATGTTCTCATCTTGGCTGGAGATATCTGTGAAGCAAAAACACTCCGTAAAGAATTTCACCAAACTAAAGTTGTAGATCGTGTTCCTGGTGCTTTCAAAGCCTACGACTTTTTCTACAGCGAATGTGCCAAATACAAGAAAGTGTTTTATGTTATGGGAAACCATGAACATTATCACGGTCGCTTTGACAAGACCTACAACGAACTTAAAAGTATGATGCCTGAAAATGTTACCTTGCTTGAAAAAGAATGTTTTGAGTATGAAGGCGTAGTGTTCTTAGGTGCTACATTATGGACTGACATGAATAAGGGTGATCCTATCACGGTCTATACTATGAAAGGTTTTATGAATGACTATAAGGTTGTTCAGAATTTTTATGCTGACAAAGGATTATACCACAAGTTAACTCCTGAACATACTGTTACAGAACATCGTAAGACTAAGCAGTATTTCAAAACAATTCTTGAAATGAACCGTGATAAACCAGTAGTAGTTATTACCCACATGAGTCCTAGTTTCCAAAGCACCCACGAAAAGTACAGATACGAAACTGTTACCAATGGTGGCTACTCTAGTGACTTAGATGACTTCATCCTAGATCACAATAACATTAAAGTATGGGTTCATGGTCATATGCATGATCCCGTTGATTACAAGATTGGTGATACTCGAGTCATTGCAAACCCAAGAGGCTATATGCCTTGGGAAGATGGCAACGGTTTTGAACCCGGTCTATACTTTGAGGTATAACTATGTCTAGTCTGGCAGAATACTTTGAAGCTAATCGTCCTAAACCCAAATACAAGTTTGGGGATAGGGTCGATGGTATGTATATGAAGATACCCTATGTTGGTACAGTCTATACAGATAATATGCGTAATGAGTTAGAAGGCCCTATGGTTAGTATTCATTTGGACCTGCCAATGAAAATTGGTAAAGTGTGGCATGAATACATTCGTGTAAAATATAAAGACATTAAAGGACTAAGAAAATGAGTTCAACCGTACGTATACCTTGGAATCGAAATTACGAGAACGAACGCAACTGGAATGAAGTCTGTGCTAGAGCTATAGAAATGTTTGGACTGCCGGGCAACAGATTTACCACTCATGCCAATATTCACTATATGGACTTTATTTTTAAAAGTAATAAAGATGCACTAATGTTTGCCATAGAACATAATGGCATTATTGTTCCAGACGAAGACCTAACTGTAGAAGCTGTAGGAAGATACATGCAGTGAGAAAGCGTGAGGATGAAAGTTACGAAGCATGGTGCAAGCGTGTCGAAATGTATGAACACGGCTGTGCTTTGCAACGGATTGCAGAAGGTGATTCTATTGATCAAGTTTTAGATGACATGAGTCGTAAAATCATGCAAAAACTTCTACATCCTCTCTATGACGAAATCCGTAAATCATCAAATACTACATATGATGCAGAAGCTGGGAAAAAAGAGTATGCGGAAAAATATCTAAAACATAACACTCCTGTAGCAGATCACGTTGAAGGTCAATTATTTGACAAACGCGAATAATTCGTGTATAAATATAGCTGTAGTGAATACTTTTAAGATTTACTACCGGACATAGGGTCCAAACTATTCTTACTTACCAAGGAGATAAAAATGAGTAGAGTAATCGGTATCGATTTAGGTACAACAAATTCGTGTGTAGCAGTCATTGAAAATGGTGTTACAAAAGTTATTGAGAATTCAGAAGGCGCACGTACTACACCTAGTATTGTTGCTTATGCTAACGATGAGATCCTTGTAGGAGCCTCGGCAAAACGTCAAGCAGTTACAAACCCCAAAAACACAATTTACGCAAGTAAGCGTTTAATCGGACGTAAGTTCACAGAAGAAGCTGTACAAAAAGACATCGATTTGATGCCTTATAAAATTGTTCAAGCTGATAACGGCGATGCTTGGGTACAAGTAAACGAGGACAAACTTGCTCCTCCACAGATCAGCGCAGAAGTCCTGCGTAAAATGAAACAGACCGCAGAGGATTATCTAGGACATGAAGTTACACAAGCGGTTATCACAGTTCCTGCATACTTTAACGACAGCCAAAGACAGGCAACTAAGGATGCTGGCAAAATTGCAGGCTTGGAGGTACTCCGTATTATCAACGAACCAACTGCGGCTGCATTGGCCTATGGTGTTGACAAAGCAGATAAGGCTGATCGCAAGATTGCTGTGTATGATTTGGGTGGTGGAACATTTGACGTATCAATCATTGAGATTGCCAACGTTGACGGCGATAAACAAATTGAAGTGTTGTCCACTAATGGTGACACATTCTTAGGTGGTGAAGACTTTGACCAACGTATCATGGATTACTTGGTAGCGGAGTTTAAGAAAGACAATGGAGTTGATCTTACCAAAGACATGTTGGCCCTACAACGTCTTAAAGAAGCCGCTGAAAAGGCCAAGATTGAATTGTCAAGTTCTGCACAGACAGATGTTAACTTGCCTTACATCACAGCAGACGCCAGTGGTCCTAAGCATATGAATGTTAAGATCACTCGTGCTAAACTTGAGCAGTTAGTTGACGAGCTAATTCAACGTAGTATTGCCCCATGTAAAACTGCCATGTCAGATGCAGGTGTCACTGCTGGCGACATTGACGAAGTTATTCTAGTTGGTGGTATGACACGTATGCCTAAGGTTGCTGAAACAGTTGAGAAGTTGTTTGGCAAGGCACCACGTAAGGATGTTAACCCAGATGAAGCAGTGGCCGCTGGTGCTGCCATTCAAGGTGATGTGCTAGGTGGTGGACGCACAGACGTTCTATTGCTAGATGTTACACCATTGAGCTTGGGTATTGAGACTATGGGTGGTGTAATGACTAAGTTGATTCAAAAGAATACAACTATTCCTACTAAGGCAAGTCAAACATTCTCTACAGCTGAAGACAATCAACCTGCTGTAACTGTCAAGGCATTCCAAGGTGAGCGTGAGTTCGTTCAATATAACAAGCTGTTAGGTGACTTTAACCTCGAAGGCATTCCTCCAGCACGTCGTGGTACTCCTCAAATTGAGATTACCTTTGATATTGATGCAAACGGTATTATGCACGTTAGCGCCAAAGATAAGAACACAGGCAAAGAAAACAAGATCACTATCAAATCTAGCAGTGGTTTAAGCGAAGCTGAAATCCAAGACATGATCAAGGACGCAGAACTTAACGCTGAAGAAGATAAGAAAAAGCGTGAACTTGTTGAAGCACGTAACGGTGCTGAAAATGCCATTTACTCTATCAAAGAGGACAAAGAAAAATACATCGACCTAGTTACTGCCGAAGAAAAGGCCAATCTTGAAGATGCTATTAAGGCCGTAGAAGATGCATCCAAGGGAGATGATCCTAAGGTTATTCAAGATCTTGTGCAGGCAATGTTTAAGGCCATGGGTCCTTTGATGACAAAGAAACAACAAGAAGACGAGAAGGCCAAAGATAAACCTGCGGACGACAATGTTGTTGACGCAGAAGTAAAAGAGGCTGTATAATTGTTATAAATAAAATTGTAGGACACCTAAATGGGTCCTACAGTTGGGCATAGCGCCCAAATGATTCTTACTTATTAAAGGAGAAAATTATGAATCAATTAGTACGTTTCGACACCAATGCTCTAAACAGAGCTCTAGTAGGATTTGACACAATGTTCGACAACTTCGAACAACGTCTTGCAAGTCAAATCAACAACTCATATCCACCATACAACATTCTAAAACACGATGACAATTCTTACGAATTGGAAATTGCTGTCACTGGTTTTACACCAGAAGAAGTTGTAGTTGAGCTTGATCAAAATCAGCTTGTAGTCACAGGCAAACGTAGTCGTGATGAAGACACTGAAACACAGTATCTACATCGTGGACTAGCAACTCGTGATTTTACACGCAGTTGGACATTAGCTGAACACATGGAAGTAGGGGAAGGCCGTATTAAAAACGGTGTTCTTACTATTGCTTTAACTCGTGTTGTTCCAGAAGCTCTTAAACCAAGAGTTTTGAAGATCAAAGCTGAGTAATCCTACGGGGGCTCCGGCCCCCTTTTGTTAAACCCGTTATTAAATACAATCATGGCAACAGATACAATCATTGAAAAGAAATCCAAAGTTACCGACACTATTAAAGCGCCTGGTAAATTTAAAGTTGTCGTCTGCAATGACGATGTAACTCCCGTTGAATTTGTAATATCCATGCTGGTCATGGTATTCCGACACACTGAAAAATCTGCACTAGAACTAACACTGAAAATCCATAACAGTGGTAGTGCTGTTGCTGGTATTTTTAGCTACGAAGTTGCAGAGCAAAAAGCACTTGATGCAACCAATCTTGCTAGGGCCAACGGTTATCCTCTGATAATTAAAGTAGAACCAGAATGAGGAACTAAATGAGCTTAAAAGATTTAACCAGTGCTAAACACACAGAGGCTGAATCTACTCCGTTTATGAAGGCAGTGTTTGCAAAAACCCTGCCTTTTGATTTGTGGGTAGATTGGACATATCAAAAGTGGCTATTCTACGGAGCCATTGAAGGCGCCGCAGGTGCTAATAGACTGTTAGGAGATTTGCCAGACATTCGCAGGGCATTTTATTTGTTCATGGATTATAATGAGATGAACACTGACCGTAAAAAACACGAGTTTCGTCCCATTGTCGTTGACTACTACAATTATCTAATTTCTATTGCCAAAGATCCTAACAAGGTTATGGCTCATTTGTATACCTGGCACATGGGTGATATGTTTGGCGGCCAAATGATCAAGAAGATTGTTCCAGGCGCACATCGTAACTTAGAGTTTGAAGATGCTCGAACACTAATGACCAACATACGCAATAAACTAGACGACAGTATGGGTGAAGAGGCTAACATAGCCTTTGACTGGGCCATACGAATGATGAGGGATTATGACAGTAGTTTGGGATAAGATCAGTAAGTTAGCCGCAGACATTACAGACAAGTTTAATGCTACCGGAGAAAAAGCTCAAGGATCGTTAGAAGAACAATACGGCTGGCATAACACCCTTTGGTCCAGCAACAGCTATCGCAGAGCTCACGTTGAAATTGTAGACTTCCGTGAAACTTATAAGATATATATTTTACACGTTACAGTATTTCCACACTTTAACGACCCTAGTCCTATCTACGGATTTGATGCCGTATGTGGACCTAACAAAATAACAGGTGCGTTCCACGATTTTAGCCATGCTGGCGACCCTCAAAGTTTTATGTATCTTTGGTTCAAAGCCCGGGTCAACGGACTAGAATGGAATAAACCTAGACAACTACCCGAATGGGCGCAACAGATCTTTAGTCCTGCTATGGTAGCCGCAGGCAATCTACAGGATGAATCTGAAATAGATCAACTATGTGCTACTGCATTAACTACTCTAGATTTCTATCTAAAAAATGTAGGCAAAGAGCAACAAGATGTAGCTGATTATCACATGGCTCAAAATCGTTATTGCCACTATCAAAAGCAGAATCCGCACGTAGTTAACAGTATGATTAGCATGGGCGTACCTGAGCCCAAAATGAAGCAGTTTGTGAGAGAAATTCTATTCCCTGAATTTCACTAAATACTGAACTATGAGATCACGTGAATTTTTAATCGAAAAAGCCCCAACGCCCACTCCGGGGATGAAAAACAAAAATGCCGGACTTGCGGCCAGCAAGGTTCCAATGGGTCAGCCACCGGAAGTTGAACCTATACTTAAAAAGTTAGGTTACAAGGAAATTAAAAAAGCAGGCAATTTCCTTATTGTAGTTGTAGAGATTCCTCCTAAGAGTAAAAATATGGAATTCCGTGTCGAGGTGATGAAAAAAATAGCGGCAGGGTTACAGGCTACGTTCCCGGGAACTATATATAATCCTATACAAAGCACTAAAAGCTCTATTGGATTTGTAGAAATTCCAAACAATCCTATTAAAGTTCTTGTTAAAGATTTTAAAAAACAAGGCACAAAACGTGCCGGTGTTGCCAATGAACATCAACTAGTTGCGTTAATCCAAGAACAGATACAAGCATACGGTAAAGTTGACGTATTTTTCCAAGATGATAGAGGTAGAAGATTAGAAGTACCTGACGTTATTAATATTGTAGCAAGTGGCACAGATACCAAAGACCGAAAGAAAGCTGACGTTGTGTTACATAGTGCTTTATCAAAAGTTCCTGTATCTATTAAACAAGAAAATGCAGAAGTTTGGGAAAGTGCAGATACTTTATTTGGTGCCAGAGCAAGAAAGATCATTGATAAATTAAAGAAAGATGGACTTGTTAACTTAAATCAAATTAATCAAATTCAGGTCAAAGGACAGTTACTACCTGTTTATAAACTAGACAAAGAAATTGTTGTTCAGCCTACTTCGCAAGATGCTATGCAGGCAGTGTTTGGCTCAGATTTAAACCCAGAAGGCGGTATCATTGTACAAGATTTTCAACCTCACCACTTTGTGCAGTATGATGACACTATTATCATAGACTGTTATGCTGTAATCAAAACTCAAGAAGATATTCCAGAATCTCATTTAATGTACTTTTTGATTAAAAACATGCCCGGAAGAGCTAGTTTAGGCTATTACGGTTTAGGTACTCAGGCAGTTACTATGTCTAGAGCATTTGGTAAACAACTAACTAAAACTCCAATTTTTGTAGATCAAGCAGGTAATACGGTCCCGGCTCCAAAACCACGAAATCCAGCGGTTGAATAAATTTCCCCGATCTTTTTCTAGACTTAAATAAGTCTACAGAGTTAAATACTCTTATATAGGAAAGATATGGAAATACTGTTTTTGCTGTTATTATTCCAAATCAAGCATTGGTATGCTGATTTTAAAATTCAAACCTACATGCAGACAGTTAAGAAAGGCGTGTGGCTAGACCCAGTTGGCATGAGCCACACTGCCGACCATATTTGGACCACGCTGGTCTGTTTATTTGTATTCAATTTCATTCATCCTATTCCAGCACTTACTATCATTGTAGTAGCATTATTAGAAGGCCTCTATCATTATATGATAGACTACACCAAAGTAAAATACGGTTGTAAAGACAACACTAAACCTTTGTTCTGGAACCAATTTGGTCTAGATCAACTAGCACATCAAACATCTTATCTTGTCATTGCTTGGTATTTGCTGATTCTTTAACTTATCTGTATAGTTAATTTCTCTAAAATAGCCCGTAAATACTACGAAGGTTATTTCGGAGGAATCAATGAAAAACACTTTAATCGCCGTAGGGCTAATGCTAACACTGGCATCAGCACAGGCCGAACTAGTTCACCAATTTAAAAATCCAGCCTTTAGCGGCATTGGATACAGCAGTCACGTTCTAACAATTGACAGCATTGAAAAGTCACGTCGTGATGCCATTGAGGCAGATAAGAAGTCTGCTATTGCCAAAGCTGAAGCAGAACTACTAAACACTCCGCTGAATAGATTCATGAGTCTATTCCAAAGTCAAGTATACGCTCAACTTGCTACACAATTAAGCAACAACTTATTCACAAACAAATGTAGTGCCGCAGATGGTACAGCAATTCCTGGTTGCGTAAATCCAACAACAGGTAATTTTGTATTAGATGGTAACACAGTTACCTGGGTCAAGGCCAATGACAAAGTTACACTAACAGTGGTAGATGCCAAAGGCAATAGAACCACTGTTGTAGTGCCGATTGCTAGTTTTAGTTTTTAAGGAGTAAAGAATGAACGCAATTAAATTATCCTTAATAACACTAGCCGTAGTAGCCCTGGCAGGTTGCTCAACAGTTCGTCCATGGGGCAGCACACAGATCAAAGAAGAAGCTACGGTCAGCGAAACAATTAACAAAAGCTTCAATAATGTTCCAAGTCCAGCAGGACCGGCAGTGACAGTGGCAGTATACGGTTTCAAAGACATGACTGGACAGCGTAAGCCAAGCTCAACACTGAGCTTATTCTCTACAGCAGTTACACAAGGTGCCGAAGCGTACCTAATTAAAAGTTTACAAGAAGTTGGCAATCGTCAATGGTTCACAGTTGTTGAGCGTGTTGGCCTAGACAACTTGTTGAAAGAGCGTCAGATGATCAAACAGACTCGTGAGATCTATGAAGGCGCAAATGCCAAACCTTTACCTCCACTACAGATGGCGGGTGTTATTCTTGAAGGCGGCATTATTGATTATAACTCTAATACACTAACAGGCGGCACAGGTGCTCGTTGGTTGGGTATTGGAACACAAACAGCCTACACTCAAGACGTGGTTGTGATCAGTTTACGTCTGGTGAGTGTTCAAACTGGGGAAGTATTAACTACTGTAACAGTGGAAAAGAACTTGCTCAGTACCGCCGATGGCGCTACTGCATTTAAATTCTTTAATCAGGCTACACAGGCATTTGAGTTCGATTCAAGCCAGACATTTAATGAACCTGGCAACTATGCACTACGTTCAGCAATTGAGACAGGTGTTGTTGAGTTAATTAAGAAAGGCGAACGTAACAGCTTATGGAAATTCAAGGAGAAACCTAATGAGTTGGTTCAAAAGGAAACCCCACGTGAAGGAGCCGCCAAAACTCCACCCGCACCACAGCAGTCCAATATCGGAAAGCGTGATGAAGGAAGCAAAGAAAAAAGTAATTGGAGTAGACTCCAATTCTGGAAGTAAGAAGAAAAAAGATTAGGTGTTAATTTTTTTACTGTAAATTTTTTTACACTGTTAAAAAATTAACATCGGTGTTTAACTTGTAAGAGAATACATTTAAATATTGTAGGAGGGGACATTATTAAGTCCAAAGGAAACAAAATGAAACAAATATTATTAGCACTAGCAATATTAACAGCGTTCCCGGCCATGGCCCAAACAGCGGTTACAGCCCCGAGTGCTCCAACAATTCCCGCAATGGCTACAGTTAGCCCTAACGCAACAGCCGCACTGGCTATTGCCACAACTAACCGTATCTTTATTGATCAAAGTGGTGACAATCCTGATGTCAATATGACACAAGATGGTACTGGTAACAAAGCAGGGTCAGCTGCTCGTCCAGTATATCTACGTGGTATTGACCAAACAGTTGTTACTCGTCAAATTGGTGTCAACAACGACATCAACTTAGAGTTAGTTAATGACACTACTGGCTCTGGCAAAGGCGTAACTGTTACAATTCAACAGATCGGCGACAGCAACATTGTTGATGCAGCCTGCGGTTATGGCACAGCAAGTACAGGTGGAACAGCACTGACAGGTTGTAATGCTGCTGACTTAAACTGGAAGTTCACTGGCGACAGCAACGACTTTCAATTCCGTGGCACAGGCGCTGACCTAAAAAGCGCAGTTGATGTAACAGGCGACAGCAACGTATTCCGTATTGATGCTATTGGTGACAAGCACAGTCAGACTATTAAGGTAGCAGGTGACACTAACACATTTAATATCAATCAACGCAGTACAGGTGCCGCAGGTTCTAGCATTTGGGTTGACCTAACTGGTAACAGCAACAGCTTTACAATGAGCCAAACTGGAACTATTGATAGCGTTATCAATATCAAGAGTGTATCTAACTCAGGTACATTTAACATCACTCAGAAAAACTAAGGTGGCAACATGAGAGTTGCCTCTCTTATCATTGGCTTGTTAATGGCCGGTACCGCTTGGGCAGACATTGGTTCTGTCACCGAAGCATCTGGTACTGCCATTATCAAGCGTGGTAAAGATACAATTCAAATTGTCAAAGGCACTGAAATTAAAACTAATGATAAGGTTGAGACTAAGAATGGTAAAGTTAAGATCGTTTTTAAAGACGATACAAATGTTACTGTTACTGAGTCGAGTAGCCTTGTTATTGACGACTTTGTATATGATCCTAAAAGCGGCGCGGGCAAGCTAGGACTCAAAGCTGCCGCAGGAACAGTTCGATATGTATCAGGTAGCATTGCCAAAGATCCTAAGAATGTAAAAATCAACACACCTACTGCGGCCATTGCTGTTCGTGGAACAGACTTTGTTATGGCTGTTAGTGAAACAGGTAGCAGTATGATCATGTTGATGCCAACTTGTGAAATAGAACAGAATGTAAACCTTAAAGGACTAACCTGCGGTAGTGGTGCTATTGATGTAGAAACCCCAGCAGGCATTGTTAAACTAAATCGTCCATATCAAGCTACACTAGTTGAAACACTAAACGGCATGCCTAGTCCTGCTGTTATTGTTGCTCTTAATGGTATGGCCATTGGCAACAACCTAATGGTTAATCCTCCACGCACAACTACAGGTATGAATGTCATACAGGCTGCTCGTGCTGCTGCTGAAAAAACAGGCGATGCCAAGAAAGACGACAAAGATAAAAAAGACGACAAAGATGATGCCAAAGATCAAGAGAAGCAAGCAGTAGCCAGCAAAGGCGAAAAAGGCAGCGGAAACAGATCTTACAAGCAAGGTCGTAGTGCCAACGAAGGCGACGAAGACACTGCTAATGGAACTAAAGTTGGTGTAGATGTAAACACTAACAAAGATGCGCTGTCTAATGATGTAGCAGCAGTAGGAGACACTGAAAATCCCTACGTTAAAAAGTTATTCAAAGATAAAAGTGAAACACAGCAAGTTGGTTGGTTATATGAAAGTCTAAGTCCTAACAGTCGTAACTATGCTAACGTTGTTATGCCAATGAATACACAGGTTCAAGTTACAGTAACACAAGACATGCAGACTAACCAATGGAACTTTGCTCCAGGTAAGCCACAAGGACAGATTGTTATCAATCAGAACTTCAGATGAAAAAGATATTATTTGCCCTAATGTTTTTATGCTCAAATGCATTTGCTGCTATCACTGATGGCAAGTTTGGTATCAATCAAATATTCGACGTGCAGTATTGGTGGAATGGTAATACACTAAACGCCAGTAACTTTATTGCTCCCTACAATAAAAACTTTCAAACAGTAACAGTTACCACAGGACAATACTTTCAGTTCTTTGCCAGCACGACTAATCCAGGAACCTACGGATTGAAGTTAATGAACAGCAACGGCACACAGCACAGTATTGTTCATGACACTGGCGATATCACTGCTTTAGGTAACGGTGCTATTTTCTATATCGGATCGGGATTCTTTGGCAACGTTATCACAACAGCAGCAGGCTACAACTATGGTGCTAGTGCTCAATTCACTAACATGGATACAAGTGTTACTAGCAGTGACCTAAACAACTATACATTTGCCAGCACAACACCGTTGGCAGCAGGACAAACAGCGGCACCAGCAACTCCTACAGTTGATTGGAAAACGATTAAGACTAATAGCACACCTGTAGTAATCAGTGCTATTACTCCAACAAGTTATAACAGTCCTGCAGGTGAAGGTGCAGCCAATGCGTTTGACGGCAACACAGGAACAAAGTATCTAAACTTTGACAAAAAGAACGCCGGTGTTACAGTTAAACTAAGTCAAGGTCGTGTAGTTCAAAAGTTTACTATTACCACAGCCAATGACTTCAGTGGCCGCGATCCTACCAGTTACAAACTCTATGGCAGTAATAACGGCACTAACTGGACATTGATTAAACAAGACACACTAAGTTTAAGTGAGTCTAGGTATTGGACTAGTCCTGAAATAGCGACAGGCAACACTACTGCCTATGTCTATTACTTTATTCTATTCCCCACAACTAAGTCAGGTGACGGTTGTGGATTAAATTGTGACAGTATGCAGATTGGTGAAGTTACATACTACTATGATCTAAATGATGGTGTTACTAGCACTGACTCTGGATCAGGTGGCACACCTAGTAATCCAGGAACAGCAGGCAGTGTCTGTGCTGACTGTGCTCCTACATGGCCAGCAACCAGTGATATTACTGTTGGTCAAACTGCACAAAAGAATTCAGCAAAGAGCCGTGTATCAAACATTGTATTAGGCAACAGTCTACATCTTGAACAAAAGATCGGTAGTAGTGGTAACAGTGTAACTATCGAACAGACCGGAAACTACAATAAGATTGCAGGCTTAGGTGGCAACACATACTCTGTCATTGACGGTGACAACAATAATATCAATATTAAACAAGGTGACACGCTAGGTAAGAACTTGATTGAGTTCAGTATTACTGGTAACAGTAACACAGTTGGTATATGGCAAAGCCGTAATCCTACAACTGGACTACAAGATGGCAGTGAAAGTGGTGGACACTACATGGGTCTAAATATCACAGGCAGCACCAACACATTGTCGTTGAAACAAAGCAATGACGGTGGCACAACTAGTGGACACTTTGCCTACATTGATATCACAGGTAACAACAATCAAGGCACACTAAAGCAAATGGGCAATGGTGAGAAAACATTCTTTGGCATTGTCAATGGAAATACTAATGTGTTTGATGTTACTCAACAAGGGAGTGGAAGCTACTTTGATCTAAGTTTAACAGGCACAGGACATAATGTCACTGCCAACCAAAAGGACGCTGGCAGTCACAAAGCCACAATCAACTTGACCAATGCTGGTGGGTCTAGTACAGTCAATTTAATTCAGCAGGGTGCAACAGCACAAAACATCAACATTACTCAACAGTGTGCCACATTATCAGGATGTAGCGTTTCAGTAACGCAAGGCGGCGGACCATAGTATGTTCAACGCCATTGGTTCATTGATGTTGGCAGGCATGCTGGCTCAAGAGCCAAGGTGTGTAAAATGGACATGGACAGGCGATGTCTATAATCGCAGAGTGGTATGCCTAGAATGGGACAAACCTCCCAAGCCACCTAAAGATAAGGATCCTAAGAAAACATGATTGATCCTATCACAATTGGTATTGCTTTCACGGCCGCACAACAGTCGGTGGGCTATATTAAAAAAGCCATTGCCCTAGGCAAAGACGTTAACAGTCTCTACGGGCAGTTTGCCCGATTCTTTGAAAACAGTGATAAAATTCACTCTGCCAGCATAGAGGTACAAAACAGTAAAAAAATTCTCACAGATGGGCAGATTCGGGCCATGTCAATACAGATTGCCATGCAGAGTAAAGCTCTGCGGTCCGCTGAAAAAGAACTAAAAGAGATGCTGATATACTCGGGTAATAGTGATGTCTGGGATGAAATGATGGCTGAGCGTGTGCGTATGTACAAGGAGAGAGCCAAGTTAGAAGCAGATATAAAAAATGCTAGGATCCAAGCACAGTCTGATATGATAGATCGAGTACTTATAGGTATAAGTTTTATGGCAATAGCTATACCTGTTGTGCTTTTTACTTTTGCTATGATAGTAAGGTCCTAACCGCATAAATATTCAATGCGTTTCGATGACTTCACAAAGCGACCTGTCCAACCACAGAGTCCACTAACTTATACAGAAAGTTTACAGGCTAAACTTGATGCCCAAATGGCAGTTAAACCTGCTCCTAAATTCACAGCTTTAGAGTATGCTATGATGGAAGGTGGCCATAGTTTAGAAGAAAGCTACGGTGAAACATTTGGCCAAGCTGGAAAAGAAAAAACTAAAATAATGCGTAAACATAATATTAAACCAGGCGATGCAGAATGGTTTAAATTGTGGTTTAGTCTTCCTTACATGACTGGAGAGAAACCCAATGAAAGTAAGTGAGATATTAGAAAACTTTGCTGATGGTCGTAATCCACAAGACAAAGGTGATAGTAAACGTCACGGTATCAATACTAAAGCATCAGTAAGTAGTTTACGTAAGACTGCTAAACAAGGTGGCCGCAAAGGTCAACTAGCACATTGGCTAGCTAATATGAAATCAGGGAGGGCTAAAAAGAAATGAGAGCCTACGAATTTATTAATGAAGATTGGAATAAGGTTAACAAGCAAGATAAAACTGACGGACTAAGTCAGAAAGCTGTTAATGCTTATCGCAGAGAGAATCCAGGTAGTAAATTAAAGACTGCCGTTACTACTAAGCCCAGTAAATTAAAAGCAGGCAGCAAGGATGCTAAACGCCGCAAGAGTTTCTGTGCTCGTATGTCGGGTAACAAAGGTCCTATGAAAGACGAGAAGGGTCGCCCTACTCCAAAAGCAAAAGCACTAAGTCGATGGAACTGTGAAGAATGAAAAAAATATTATTAAGCCCCTGGTTGGCAATAGTAACACTTGCCCTAATAGTAGGTGTTCGATTTGCTGATCTAAGTTTTGTAGAATCGGTTAGACTTCGTTACTTTGACCAATTGGTTACCAGCCAACCCGCCAAAGATATACCTGTACACACAGTTAACATCGACGAGGCAGCATTAGACAAGTACGGCCAGTATCCTTTTAGTCGTGACATTTATGCACAAATCATTCAAGAACTCTACAAAAGAGAAGCTGGATTAGTTGTTTTTAATATATTAATGCCTGAAAAAGACAGGTTTAAACAAGACCCTGTGCTAGCACGTACTTTAGAACAATATCCAGTTATATTGCCCAACCTTGGAAGTATGTCTTCAAAGAATACAGCACACGGAAGCCCTGCCGCTATCATCGGTCAAGATCCTGCAGGCCGAGTAGTAGAATATCCAGGCATTATCAGTAACGTAGACATGTTAGGTGAACGTGCTGCCGGTGTTGGTATGGTAAACACATTCCCAGAGATTGATGGTGTTGTTCGTCGGACTCCTTTAGTGATTTACAGTCAAGAACATTTGTATCCTAGCCTAGCATTAGAGACACTGCGTGTCGCTGCCAAAGACAAAAACTTCCAAATTAAGATTGGAGAGATGGGTGTAGAAGCACTGCGTATTCCTAAGTTTGGTAAGATACCTACAGACGGATTAAGTCGTGTATGGATTGATTGGTCAGCAACTCCTCAACAGCATAGTCTAGTAGACTTGCCAGAATCATTTAAAGGTGAGATAGTTATTGTAGGTGTTAGTGCCGCAGGACTAGTCCAACCCGTTGCTACCAGCAAAGGCGAAATATGGCCACAAGATTTACAAGCGGCTGCTATGGGAACAATGTTAAGTGGCACCACTATACAACGTCCTGAGTGGGCTGACCAGGCTGAAATATTAGCACTGATCCTTGCAGGTGCATTACTATTATTTTTAACAAGGTGGATGTATGTTGGAATTGCGACAATGGTTGTATTGGCTGTTGGTAGTGTGTTCGCTAGTATGTACGCTTATAGTGGGCTTCATATTTTATTTGATACTACCGCTTTTACCCTTGGAATTGTATTGGTTGCTTTACATGCCTATACAGTAAAATTCTTAGATGAGTTCTTCCAGAAGTCACAAATTAAAAAACAATTTGGTTCTTACGTAAATCCTATTATTGTAGAACGCTTACAAAAAGATCCTAGTTTTATTAAACTAGGCGGTGAGAAGAAAGAACTTACTGTTATGATGAGTGACATGCGTAACTTCACCGGGCTCGGAGAGACCTACGGAGATGACGTCGTAGCATTTACAGAAACAATGAATCGTTACATGACTGCCATTGCTGAACCTATTCTACGCAACAACGGTTGCTTGATCAAGTTCATTGGTGATGCAAGTTTACATGTTCACGGTGCTCCTATTCAAGAAGCACAAGATCCTGACCACGTGCTAGCAGGAATTCGCACAGGTTTAGAAATGTTACATGCCGTTGAGTTGTTTAACATTGAATTAGAAAAAGAAGGTAAGCCAAAGGTAGGATGTGGATTAGGTATTAACACAGGACCTACATTGATTGGTAACATTGGAAGTAAAGACCGTTTTGCCTATGACGTCTTAGGCGACAGTGTTAGTTTAACAGCACGACTAGAAGGCCAAACAAAGAACTATGGTGTGTTAATTATCATCAGTGAATCCACACAGTCTAGAGTAGGAGATGCGTATTTTACACTGCCTTTAGATTGTATTGCAGTTAAAGGTAAGAACATAGGTGTTAATATCTTTACTGTGTTCTACAATCCAGATGAAACTGTAGCAGAAGCATGGTATAGTGCTAGAGAGCATCATGAACTAATGCTACAATATTATCGCGAACAACAATGGGACAAGGCCATTAGTATGTGTCAAGAACTAACTGGTGAGTTCTACGGTAACATGGATCATTACTACGAACTGTGGATTGAACGTATTGCTGAAATGCGCTCTAGAGATCTTCCTGCAGACTGGGACGGTACTTACAGGGCTACGAGCAAGTAATTAAGATCGAATCTTTGCCAAGCCTACTGTTCTAAATAGTGTAAGCCACATCCACCCTAGGTCAAACTCAAACCAACGACGGCTCATTTTAGGACTGGCTGGATCAAGGTGATGGTTGTTGTGTAGTTCTTCACCACCAATGATAATACCCCAGGGGCTAAAATTTGTACTGCGGTCTTTGGTCTCACCGTTACGATATCCTAGCCAATGGCCAACACCGTTGACAACACCTGCGGCCCAGAATGGAATCCATATCATTTGTATACCCCACACTAACAATCCCCATGAGCCAAAAAGAACAAGGTCTATGACCAGCATTAAAGCTATGCCCAGGCGACTGTGTGGAGTATATAATTTGCGTTCGATCCAATCATCGGGTGTGCCTACACCGTATTGATTAATCATTGCTGTATCTTTGCTGGCCGTATGATATAAGAAGGCTCCTTTGAACAGGACATTCCATATGCCAAATACGTGCGGGCTATGCGGATCGCCTTCTACATCGGTTGATCTATGATGCTTGCGGTGTATGGCAACCCATTGCTTGGTAATTTGTCCTGTGGTCATCCATAACCAGAAACGCATAAAGTGTGCTAATATGGGATGAAATTCTATTCCACGATGTGCTTGTCCACGGTGCAAAAACAAAGTGACGCATACTATGGTAATATGCGTCACTATTAGAGTATAAAGTATTAATAGCATCTACTATTTAATCATCTCCGGCAGAACCTTTTATTTCCTCTTTGGTTGCTTTCCGTTTACCTATTGGTAGATCTTCATCTGCTGTCTTATTAATCTCAGCTTCTGCCCTAACACGCTCACGTTCAATGGTCTTGCCACGCAGTTCCATAACAGTTTCAACCTTTTGATTTAATCTTATAAGGTCGTTGTCCAACATACGAATGCGATCAATAAGAGCAATAAGAGTTCCATTAGCTTGTCCTATAACAGGTTTGATTTCTGTGGTCACCCATGTCCACACATAGTAAATGAAATATCCCATGCCGCCAGCGGCTACAATAGGGAATCCATATTTGTTTACTAATTCTACTGGATCCATATATACTCCTTATCTTACCCAATACCAAATAACACCTGGATGAGCACCATCTTGGATATTAGCCAACCACGGTGCTGGTTCCCATCCACCAGGTGTGATCAATGTTCCCCACCAACCGCCACGGAATCCGTCTGTGGTCAACCAGCCATGGTTGATGCCAATACCTACCCAAGGCATACGTGCTTCCATGTCATCATAACCGTAGTTCCATGTTTGACCAGTGTCATTGTTGCCAAAACGTGCTAATTCTGTAATGTTCTTACGCCAGCCGGGTGTGCCCAACTGTTCATCACCAAAGTCAGCACCATCAACAATAGTTTGAGTAAATGAGTATGCTTCGTTAGCAGTCCACGCACCACCTAGTGATCCGTGTTCACGAGCAGTGATCATAAAATCAAATCCTGAGTCTGCTCGTTTGATCTTGTTAGCCCAACTTAAGATACTGTAGTTTTGTTCAACTGAACGATTGTTGTATTGGGCCAGTTGAGTAGGGCAAGTGGTAGCGTTGCGACTAAACACTTGTTCTTCTGTCCAGTTACTAATAGAATTTTGAACGATTAATGTCCAGCCACCGCCTAAGGTAGTCATGTCACAGTAGACAGCAAAGGGATTGCCATCGTTGATGTCATCGTTTTGTATCCAGTATACACCATCTTCACTGTCTGGATAGTCTTGTTTGATCTGCCAAGCACTGGTGCTGTATTCTTCTCTAGTCAATCCAGTGTTTAATCCTAGTGCTAGATTACGTGCTTTAAGTTCTGCTTTCTCTCTTGCTAGGATAGCCGCTTCGGTTGTGCGTAGTGAGGCAGTTAATGTCGAACGATCTGCGATACTCAGCGTGTCATAATAGTTTAATATAGTTTCTTGATTCACAATCTCTTCCTCTGTTTCAGCACCGATATCCTGATTGGCAATTTCTTCACGGTAATCATTTACGGGTTTTGATACTAACTTTCCGTCCGGAGTTCTTACCCAAGTAAAATCGCTGGTGTATTCTTTGCCATTCCATACAGATACAACCATGTTAGTCTTTCCTTTGATCTGCTTGCTCTGCACGACTAATTCTGTCGTAATCAGGTTGTAGGCCTAGTGCATGACTTACTTTAACATCAATACGTTGAAGTTGGTTGGTCATAGTATCAACACGGCTGTCTAAGCCTTTAATGATACCACCCATACCATTGACACTGGATGTAACTCCAGCAAGGATGAATTTTAGTGTAAGGAAAACAAAGTAGCCAGCAGCCATGGCACCTGCAATAGGAAAGCCAAGCTCTGCTACTAATTTAAAGAAATCTCCCATATTTTGCTCCCAGTGTATTATATTTACATATAATGATTTGGGGAAAATATGGGTATATAATTATTCTTCTAGCCACCAAGCAGGAGATTCTTGACGCACCTGGCATACAAAGTCAGCGTCACGAGGAACGCCCGGAGGGCAACTTGGATCAGGTACCGCAGCCATACCAGGTGCAAACTCACCCCAGCGATCGCCTTTAAAGTCTTTGTTTACATGAGTGTAGGGTGTCCAAAACTCTGCACAAATATTTTGATATGTGGAGTAAGGTACCTTTTCGTTGTTCCAGGCAATAAAACGTTTAACACTATCGCCTGCAATAATTTGAATATTGTTTTCGGCAAACTTATGTCGTGGGCACCAGAATGTAGTCCATCCAGATTCTAAACTGTTTACGTAGTCTTGCATACGTTCAGAGATAATAAACGCATCCGACTCAACGTGAATGATTTTTTCAAACCCGTATTTCTCTGCATAGGCTGCGGCAAACATATAACTTCTATACCAACCTGGATATACAGCGTGTCCACTGTAACCTAGGTTCTGAGCAAAGTGATAGATCACTGCGCGGCTTTCAGGACATTCGTCCGGTAGTTGATTTTCTTGAATAACTTCTACGCCTTCCCATCCGGGCATCATGGCGCTACCATCATCAATGAATAATATTTGATCATATTCGAGCTTACTATTCTCCAAGGCGTTAGCCCATCGTCCAAATAGTCCGTCCCAACGTGCTTGATCGTTTGAGTAAGATGTGCAAAATACTAATGTTTTCATAACATTAATTATACACAAAAGACTTGACAAGAGCAAATCAAGGCTGTATCATATTTGTTATAGTGCAGATAAAAATAATTTAAATACTGCAGAACAGAGGATTCAATGACAAACCGATTAACTTTTAGCCACAGCGGCACATTTGGCGATACTATCTACAGTATGTGCCCAGTAAAAATACTAGGTGGGGGAGATGTTTATATTAAACTCAACGGAATGAACGAAGTATCGTGGAACGCATTTGGAGCACCAAACGCAGGACCACACGCAGGTAGATACACACAGCAAGACATAGACTTTTTATTCCCACTGCTAGAAAAACAAAGTTACATTCACAAATTAGACTTGTGGCGTAACGAAACAGTAGATCACGATCTAGCCGATCATTATAAATTTACCACAGGACCCAAAGGTTGGCAAGGAAATCAAACTGAATGCGCTGCCTTAGTCTGCGGATTAGATCTCGACGAACATCGTCAAGCATTATTAATTGATCCATGGTTAGATGCTGTTGAACCTATCCGCATCAATAATCGTCCTATTGTTATCAACAGAACGCCACGTTATCTACAAGGTGGTGATCCTAATGCTCCTACTTGGCGCAAGTGGGTTGAAGATGGCTTAGATGACGTTGCTGTATTCTTAGGCACACAAGAAGAAGCAGATGCGTTTAATCGTCAGTTTAGTTGTAATGTACCTTATCACAAAGTTGAGGATATGTTAGAGATGGCACGTATTATTCAAGGTGCTGAACAGGTTATGGCTAATCAAAGTATTGTTATGTCCCTAGCTATTGGCCTAGGTAAAACATTCTGGTGTGAAACTAGAAAAGACTATGACAACTATCGCAGTCCTAGAGGCTGGGGAGATGTTTGGTTTCCCCGTGTTAATGGATTCTACTTCTAATGATTGAAGTTATAGATCTACCTTTGAAAGATGCAAAGGTAATAAAATTAAAACGACATACTGATAACCGTGGCTGGTTCACTGAAACATTTAGGCAGGAATGGCTCGACCAAGCAGGCATTACATCTAATTTTATATTTGACTTTTACAGTTTTAGCATCAAAGCAGGAACAGTAAGAGGCATGCATGGTCAAACTAGTAATGCACCACAGGCTAAATTAGTCAGCGTTCTTAATGGTAGCATCTATGATGTGTTAGTTGATGCTAGACTAGACAGTCCTACATATGGACAAAGTTGCGGAGTTACTATTTCAAAAGACGAGCCTAGTCTTGTTTACATACCACGTGGTTTCTATCACGGATTCATTACACTAGATCCCAACACCTACGTTGGTTACAGAGTAGACGGGTATCACAATGGCGCAGAAGAATGTGGCGTTATGTGGAATGATCCACAGTTAAAAATTAAATGGCCTCTGAATGATGAGCTAACTATTAGTCAGAGAGATCAAAGTCATCCAAGTTGGAATGACTGTTATAAATTTCAAGGAACACTATGACAAAAATTGCAGTATGTCAGTTATGGGACCATAACTACCAAGCACTAGCAGATGTAAGCTGGACACAGAATAAAAAACTATACTGTGACCATTGGGGTTATCCCTATCATGTTAAAACAGAAGGCTTTACATATTGCCCTAGCTATGAAAAAATCAAGTTCATGCTAGACATTATGAACGAACATCCAGAATATGATTGGTTGTACTGGGCAGGTGCCGATACATTGATCACTAACTTCTACATTAAGTTAGAAAGTTTTATCGATGAAGACTACCACATCGTTATGGCCAAGGACATTAACGACATTAATGCCGACAGCTTTATGTTAAAAAACAGTCCAGAAAGCAGAGCTTACTTTGCCTACTTGTGGACACAGGTTGAAAAGTATCAAACACACATGTGGTGGGAACAACAGGCTATGATTGACAGCATGCCAACATATGGTCACTTGTTTAAGTTTGTTCCACAAAAAACATTTAATAGTTTCTTATACAAGCAACTGTATTGGAACATCTATCGCAGTGACATTGATAAAACTGGCAACAGTGGGCAATGGACACCTGGCGATTTCTTAATTCACTTTGCAGGCAGCGGCTTGCCTAAGAAAGAATTATGCCAACAGTTCCTTGGATTAGTTAGACACATTACACCTTAAGAGAGAAAAATGCAAGAAATTTTAAATCTAGTAAAAAAGTATATTGAAGAAAAAGAATCAAAGAAGACCTGGGTAGCAGGAAAAGACTTTGTTAACTATGCAGGCGCTTTATATGACTCCTCAGAATACATGGCAGGCGTAGAGTCGTTGCTCAAAGGTTGGCTGGCTCTAGGCGAGTGCGGCACACGATTTGAAAAAGAATTCCCTGCACAGTTTGGTAAAAATCTAGGAGTTTTAACAAACTCTGGTTCTAGTGCTAACTTGTTAATGATGGCTTCATTGACCAGTAAACGTGGACATAACTTTCCTAAAGGTACTAAGGTGTTAATGCCCATTGCTGGCTTCCCCACAACACTCAACCCCACGCTACAAGTTGGCTTTACTCCTGTGTTCTGTGACATTGAGATCGATACACTAAACATTGACTTAGATCATGCAGAACGTATTCTGGCAGAAGATCCAGAGATTAAAGTCATTACCTTTGCCCACGTACTTGGAAATCCTCCTAACATGGATCGTGTTATGGAATTAGTTAAAAAGTATAACCTAGTATTGCTAGAAGATTGTTGTGACGGTCTAGGTACTAATTATGATGGCAAGCCGTTAGGCAGCTTTGGATTTATGGCCAGTTGCAGTTTCTATCCTGCACACCATATGACCATGGGTGAGGGCGGCTTTGTAGCAACTAACAGCGCTAGCCAAGAAGTTATTGTACGCAGTTTCCGTGAGTGGGGACGTGGTTGCTATTGTGTAGGCCCAGAAGCCAACAAACTTAAATGCGGCACTTGTGGAAGTCGTTTCAAAGAATGGATTCCAGAACTGCCCGGCGAGATATTTGACCACAAGTATGTCTATGATGAAATTGGTTATAACTTAAAGCCTATTGAATTACAGGCTGCTATGGGTCTAGAACAGATCAAGAAGCTACCACAAATTCACGAACTGCGTCAACGCAACTATGAATTGTTGTTTAAGATCTACGAAAAGTATGAACAGTTCTTCCATATTCCACGAGCCTGTGATAAAGCAGATGTAAGTTGGTTTGCGTTTCCTCTTACCATTAAAGAAGGTGCTCCGTTTACTCGTGCAGACATCGTTGACTACTTGGAAGAAAACTTGATTCAAACTCGTCCGTATTTTGCTGGTAACATCATGTTGCAACCTGCTTACAGTCATTTAATGAATCCTGCAGATGCTCGTGATCACTTTCCTGTAGCAACATATACAATGAAGAACACATTCTTCCATGGATGCAGTCCTGTTATTACTCCAGAACAGATTGCCTACATTGGCGAGAAGGTAGATGGATTTATGAGTTTGTTTATCTAAGATGAAAATATTTTTAACCGGAACTCAAGGCTTTATAGGACATAACCTATTAGAGTTTTATCACGGCTATGAAATATTCGAACATCGTAGATACATGGACATCGGTGCTAAGTTAGAATATTTTAAACCAGATCTAATTATACACTGTGCTGCCGAAATATATAAACCAGATGAGATGTGGAAGTCTAATATGGTCATGCTCTATGATATCTTAGACTATGTTAAAACTAATCCTAACACTAAGTTAATACATATTGGATCAAGTTCGGAATACGGGCCTGTTCCAAGAGCAGCCGCTGAAACAGATAGGATTAATCCCATAGATATGTATCAGGCAACCAAAGGTGCAGGTACATTGTTATGCCAAGGTTATGCTAGACAATACAAACTTGACATTGCTGTTGCAAGAGCGTATAGTGTATATGGTAAGTATGAAAAGCCGCATAGACTATTTCCAAGACTTTGGAGAGCGTTCCAACTTGATCAACCTATGAAATTATTTCATGGATATCACGACTTCATTTATATCGATGACTTTGTTAGAGGCATTGATACTATAAGACAGGCAGATAAACCTCTAGGTGATATTATAAATCTTGGATCAGGTATTCAATATAGTAATCAAGAAGTGTTAGAACTATTTGAAAAGGTAGCAGGAAAGCGAGCACCGGTTGAAGTAGTTCCAGCAATGGCTAAAGAATTTGAAAGTGAAGTATGGTTGTGCGATACAACTTACGCAAAAGAAAAATATAACTTTGAAACAGTTTATACTTTAGAACAAGGTATTAGAGATTTCTTAAAGACTGCAAACTATAATTAGGAAAATTATGACATTACAACGACAACTACTAACCAGTAAACACACTACAATTGATATTGTTAGTGAAGATGAATCTGCTCAAGCACACTTTGATAACAGAGCAAACTTTGCTGACATTGTATTAAATCAAATTAACACAGATCGATTCTATGACGATATACTCGATGGAGAAGATGATCTTACAATTTTAGACGTCGGCGGCAACATAGGATTGTTTAGCTTGTATGCTCATGATAAGTCTAAGGCAATTTATCCTGTTGAACCAACACCAGGACACTTTCATATCCTCAAAGACTTAACTAAAAATTATCCTAACATTCATCCTGTTAATGTTGCGCTACACAATGAAGATACTACCATTGATTTTTATATCAGTGAAGAAAACTCTACAATGAACAGTAGCGTTAACAAGTATGGTACCAAAGTAGAAGTACAGGCTCGCACACTAGCAAGTCTAATCAAAGAACTTGATCTAGAACATGTAGACTTTGTCAAGTGTGATATCGAAGGCAGTGAAATGGCTGCGCTAACTGATGAAACTGTAGGTGCAGTTAAAGATATTGTTGATGCTTGGTTTATCGAAGTACATGCCACAGACAACGAAACATTGAGAGGTATCGATAGCCTACGTCACAATAGAGGACAGTTAATTGAAATCTTTGAAAGACAAGGGTATGCCGCCCAAATCTTAAGAGAAGATTCACTTTACATTTACAAAGATGAGTAATTTAGTTAAACGTATTCTAGATATAAGCTATCAAGAAAAGCTGAGCCATCTAAGCTCTTGCCTTTCTGCGTTGCCTATTGTAGAAGAAATATACGAAAAGAAAAAAGAAGATGAAGTGTTTATCCTAAGTAATGGACATGCCGGGCTTGCACTATACGTAGTATTAGAAAAAAAATATGGTGTAGACCCTGTAATGCTTTTACATAAACACGGTATTCATCCTAGCAAAGATTTAGAAAACAAACTATACTGTAGTACAGGTAGTTTAGGTAGCGGTCTACCTATCGCTGTTGGACATGCTCTAGCAGATAGAACAAAGAACGTTTACTGTATGATCAGTGACGGCGAATGTGCAGAAGGCAGTATTTGGGAAAGCCTGCGTTTTATCCACACAGCTAAGTTAGATAACCTTCATGTCTATGCTAACATTAACGGAATGAGTGCTTACGAATATTTAGATGTAACTTATTTGGTAGAACGATTAAAGACATTCTTACCTAGAATTAATTTAAGAATATCCGAGCCTGCTGAATTTAGCTTTGCTAAAGGATTGTTAACTCATTATTATGTTATGAAAGGTGAGGACTACACGCCATGAGAAAAGAATGTATGAATCTGCTTCTTGCAGAAATGGTAGACAATGAGGATATCATCGTGTTAACTGCTGATCTAGGCTTTGGATTGTTAGATCAAATACAAAATACCTTTCCGGAACGTTTTCATAACGTAGGAGCCGCAGAGCAACTTATGATTGGGGCAGGAATTGGACTTGCAGAAGCAGGTAAGATTCCTGTATGCTATAGTATGAGTTCGTTCCTATTGTATCGACCTTTTGAATTTTTGCGTAACTATGTTAATGCTGAATGTGTTCCTGTTAAACTAATTGGTAGTGGTAGAGATAAAGATTATAGTCATGATGGACTAAGTCATTGGGCACATGATGATGAGCAGGTATTATCAGCGTTGCCTAACATTAAAATTTACAAACCAGAAAGTATCGAAGAGTTGGAACGTATCTGGCCAGACTTCATTAATAGTCTCGAACCTGCTTACTTAAACTTAACAAGAAAGATTTAAAATGTACGCTGTTATATCAATGCACACTCCAGACTATCAGCCATTGGCAGACTATACCTGGACTAAGAACAAATTAGAGTATACAGAACGGCACGGCTATGCCGCACACTGTAAAACTGATGATTTCAGACTGCCTAAAAATCAAGTAGGTGGAGAGAAGTTGCGTCTGTTCCGTGAATACTTTGATTCTAATCCCGGAGTAGAATGGATTTGGTGGTTAGAGACTGATACTCTAATCACAAACTTCAATACTAAAATTGAAGATCTAATCGATAACAACTACCACTTTATTATTGGGACTGATGGCAACGGATTAAATGCAGGCAGTTTCTTTTTGCGTAATAGTCCAGAAGGTAACGCATATCTTAATTGGTTAATTTCTGTATGGCCTAAATATCAGAATCATCATTTCTATGAGCAGCAGGCTATGATTGATAGCACAAGCATGCCTGAGTGGTCGCCTATTATCAAAGTAGAGCCACAGTATAAATTCAATGCACACGACTGCTGGCCCAATCAATGGCAACCAGGATTTGGTGTAGACAAGCTAGGAGAACGTGCTTGGTGGGAACCAGGAGATACCGTTGTACACTGGCCTGGTTCAAGTTTGCAAACAAGACTAGGAAGACAGATCCCTTACTATATGCCCAAGGTGGTTAGATGAGAAAAGTCTACGATTGTTTTACATTCTTTAATGAACTTGATCTTTTAGAACTTCGATTAAGTGAATGTTATGATAGTGCAGATTATTTTGTAATTGCAGAAGCTAATAAAACATTCTCCGGTAACAACAAAAGATTTATCCTAGAAGATAATTGGGATAGATACAAGGCATTCCACGATAAGATCATTTACATTAAAGTTGATGATATGCCCGAAGGTCCTAATGCATGGGCAAGAGAATACCATCAGCGCAATGCATTGATTCGCGGATTAGGCAATGCGGCAGACAATGATGTTGTAGCATTAACAGACTGCGATGAAGTATTACGTCCAAGAACGTTAAACATTCTACGCAACGATACAGAGCATTCAATTTGGATCTGTCGTCATCCTATGTTTTATTTTAAACTAAACTACTTAATGACACAACCTAAATCGTATCATGTTAATCCCATGGCAGTTCTTAAAAAGAATTTAACTGGTTTTCAGAATTTGCGTAATCATATGGTAGGTTGGGCATACCAACAACCGGATGATTACAACACCAACGAAGTTTGTACCATTCAGCACAGTGGTTGGCATTTTACCTATCTAGGCGATACTAAACATGCCGCAACTAAGTTGCTTAACTTTGCACACACAGAATCACAACACTGGGCCAGTAAGATTGATATCAATGAGATTATGACACGCAAAGGCGGCATTGATCCAAATAGCCCAGAAAGATTTGAATACATAGAATTAGATGAATACTTTCCAAAGACTGTATTAAACAATTTAGATCGTTGGAAAGATTACATCATCACAAATCCTGCAGTTAGCATTAAGAACTATGTGCCTTCTCTAAACTTAGATGAAATTTACAAATGAAAATATTAATAACCGGTGCTAGGGGATTTGTTGGAAGTTTCATTGCTAGGCATCTAGCAGAAAAACATACACTATTAACTCCTACAAGACAAGAGTTAGATCTTACAAACTTAGAACAGGTAGAGGATTGGTTCAGCAACAACGAAGTCGATGTAGTTGTGCATTGTGCGTTGAGTGGGCGCGAAGTTTTGTCTAGCACCGAACCACAATATCTAAGTGATGGTTTGTTGATGTTCCGTAATCTTTGGTTGCAAAAACCCAGATATAAAAGATTTGTACACTTGGGCACAGCCTACGAATTTGATCTAACTAAAAATAACAACAATGTATTAGAACATGAGTTTGTTCATCACATACCAAGAACAAGTTACGGTTATGCTAAAAACATTGCGGCAAGGATTATACGAGATACACCAGGCTTTTATAACTTAAAGTTATTTGGAGTGTTTCACGAAACTGAAAGTTCTAACAGATTCTTTCAAAGGGTAAAACAACAGGATGAAGTTATAATCAACAACGACATTTATTTGGATTACATTTATCTGCCTGACATACTACCCATGCTTGAACGCATGGTAGAAGGACACAGCCAACATTCCGATGTTAACATGGTATACACCCATAAATATCGACTAAGTGAGATGGCAGAAATATTGTGCAACAATTTAGGTTTGCCACTAACAAAGATTAAAATTAAAAATTCAGCAGGCAATAATTTAACAGGAGACAGCGTAGTGTTGTCTAGTTATAATTTTAAACTAGTTGGATTAGAACAAGGACTAAGGAATTATAAATGAAAGTTGTTTACGTTACCGGTTGTTTAGGTTTTATTGGTTACCATGTAACTAAAAAATGTCTAGACAAAGGTTGGTATGTCATAGGCGTCGACAAGGAAACCTATGCTGCCAATCTACAGTTCTTACCAGAACTACAGGCCTACCCAAAATTTAAATATATTAAACAAGACATTCGTGACATCACATATTTGTTAGACTGTGATTATGTTATCAATACTGCCGCAGAAAGTCACGTTGACAATTCAATTGTTGGCAGTGAAGTATTCTTAAACAGTAACATCTACGGTGTTCATAATCTTTTACAAAACTTACAAAAGAATAAGTTCAAGGTTCCTACACTACTGCATTTTTCAACTGATGAAGTCTACGGTGATATTGTAGAAGGCAGTCACACTGAAACAGATATCCTAAAGCCTAGTAACCCATACTCTGCAACCAAAGCGGCTGCTGACATGTTGATCAGTGCTTGGGCTCGTACACATAACATTCCCTGGGTTATTGTACGCCCTACTAATAACTACGGCATTGGACAGTATGTTGAGAAGCTAATCCCCAAGGCTGTCAAATACTTGAGCATTGGTCGCAAGATTCCCCTGCACGAAAACGGCACTCCCAGACGCACATGGTTGCATGTTAGTGACACAGCAAACGCTATCATCCATATTGTTGAAAGCGGAGTAACTGGTGAGATCTTTAACATCAGCGGTAACAGCGAAGACAGCAATATCAATATTGCTAAAAAGATTATTAAACAAGTCACTGGCACTGAAAACTATGATGACCATATTGACTTCAGTTGGGGACGTAAAGGACAAGATGTCCGTTACAGCATCGACGACAGTAAACTACAGGCATTAGGTTGGAAGGCACAGGCTAACTTTGATGAAGAACTGGCTAAAATTGTAGACTATTATAAAAATAACTTTGTTTGGTAAAATATGAAAAAGAACCTTTTAATTATCCCTGCGGGACCTAATGCACTATTTCAACAGTGGAGCGACTATTCAAACTGTAATTTTGATCTAGTAGTTCTTAATTGGAGTTCTGCTCCACTGACTAACTTAGAACATGCTGCCTTTGTAGAAACTACTCCAGGACAGAAGTGGAAAATTGTTGCAGACTTTGCCAGCAAGCAAGATTTAAGTCGTTACGAATACATTTGGATACTAGACGACGATTGCCTAACTACTCCAGAAGGTGTTGAAGCTACATTTAATTTCTGCAAGGAAAACAATTTGGATATGGCGCAACCAGCACTAACCCCGGACAGCTCCCGCACTCATCCTAGCACATTTTTAATTCCCGGTGCAAAGATGCATATTACTGACACAGTAGAAATTATGGCACCTATCTTTAGTAAGGCAGCTTGGCCAGTATGTTCAGAACACTTTGGCAAGATGCCAGCTGGTGTAGGTTACGGTCTTGAAGGATATTGGGCAGGTGTTCTTGACAGTAAATCAGGTACAACTAAGTTTGGTGGACAAGTAGCTGTCATTGACTTATATCCAGTAAAGCATACAAAGACAGTAACTGGACCTGCTGAATACGCAAGAATGGGCATTAACCCAGATGATGACGGACACTACTTTGCTAATCTCGGGCACGGTTGGACATTTAACACTATTGAAGTCATAATGTGATTGCAATAACAGGCCATACTCAAGGCATAGGAAAATGTGCCTTTGAAAGATTGAGTCCTAACATAATAGGTTTTAGCAAGTCTACCGGATATGACATTACTAATTTTTTTGATCGTAAACGGATCATAGATGAATCTGTAAACTGTGATATCTTTATAAACAATGCTACAGCAGAGTTTGGTCAAACATTATTGTTTTTAGAATTGTTTGATGCATGGAAACATACTAATAAAACTATTATCAATGTTGGTAGTAGAATTGCAGAAGTATTAGTATTACCAAATACTCATCAACACTTATTAAAGTATCAAGCTGAAAAACTTATTTTAAAAGAAATGAGCAATAGAGTAGTCGGGTTGTGTAAAGTTAAATATAAATGGTTTGGTTATGTAGGTACAGAAAAGATACTAAAAAAATATCCGCATTTTACAGAACAAGATTACATCACAGAAGATCAAGCAGTTAACATAATACTTTCATGATAAAAAAAGTAATAGATACTATCAACGTTGATCCTATTTTAGATAGTTTTTTTAAACTTAATAAAGATATAGTATGGACAATTTATCCGCAAGGACAGCAAGTTGGATTACAATATAAACCAAACGAAGACCATTGGTCAAGTGCAGTAGGAAAAAGTCAAGGTAAAGAACTAGAATACACTGAATTAAATCCTTTCTTTAAAGATACAATATTCGAAACTATTATTAACCAATATAATTTAAAAAGAACTAGATTAATGTGGGTTAATCCAAAATCATGTTATAGCTTACACCAAGATGAAACTCCAAGGATTCATATTCCATTGATTACAAACTCCGAATGTTATTTTTTATTCCCACCCGGAATGATGTTTTGCTTAGATGTAAATTCAGTATGGTGGGTAAATACAAAATTAAAACATACATTCTTAAATTGTTCAGAAGAACCAAGATTACATCTTGTTGGAGTAATTGAAAAATAACCCAAATGTGTTGTAAAAATACAACACTAAAAGAGGTTGACAAGTTGGTAAAACCGTGTTATAATATATGTAACATGATTAATATACACCCAACACTTAACCCACTTGAAGTTATCCTTGTCGAAGAGGATATGGCTAAAAAGGGGATTACACACTATACAATGACACAGGGCAACGACTGCATCTGGGTCTACTATGGTCCAATGAACCTCTATTATATATTTAAAGAAGGACGTATTCATGACATCCAAATTGATTAAAGTTATGCAAGAGACCACAGAGTGGTCCGATGGTGGCTCCAATCACACGTATATATTTAAAGATAAGCCCACAGGTCGTAGTGCCGCGGCCATTGCCTACATACCGGCAGGTTCTAAGATAGTGCAACGTTTCAAGAAGCCTATTAACTTAGACCTTAAGGGCAGGACGTTTGTAGAGTTGACAGACTGATAATTTTCTAGTATAATAAGACAACTGACTGTAGCTCAACTGGATAGAGCAACAGCCTTCTAAGCTGTAGGTCGGGGGTTCGAGTCCCTCCAGTCAGGCCAAATTCGTTGTAAAAATACAACAAAAATAATTTGCCAAAAATGCAAAAAGTGGTTGACAACGAGACTAAATAAATGTATAATTAACACATAGACAGCAATGATGCTGTTTATGGAAACAAAAGGTTTTAAGAGAAATAAAATGCAATCGTGCAATAAACATCAACAATTTAATACGATGCCCAAACAGGCAGGTGTAATAGCCTCCAATTGGTCAACGATTGATTGTGGTAGTTTATCATATGATCGCACACCAGAGATTACCAGGGTCCGGGAGGACTTAATGTAAATGTAAGTTTACACTTAAACTCCAAGGACCCTAGGATTAAAACCCTGGGGTTTTTTGTTTTTGGAAAAAGAAAAATGATAGAACAAGATAAGAAGAAACAACGAGAAGTTGAGTTTATACAACAGTATACTCTATCCAAAGAAGATTTTCGTAAGATGGTCTTAGAAAAGATGGAACGTGCTAAGGTATATAGTCAAGCCGTTAGAAAGCGCGAGATTGCTCAAGAGCGATTGTAGACCGCAAAGTGTGAATAGGTAGCAACGCGAGCTACGGGATGCACTTAAAACATGTCTCAAATGGGCGGCAACTAGGATGGAATCCCTTGTGTGGGACTAAAAATCAGTTCGTATTAAAGCATTCTTTAAGAACAGGCAGCCTAAGTATTTTAGAGTGCTTTAATACACACTCTCTACTTCCGTTGACTGGAAGGACAGGGCACGTAGTGCCGAGAGTGTTATCTATTTTGGAGATGTAGGAAAATTGGTAACCCCAGTGGACTGTAAATCCGCCGCCCGAAAGGCACTACTGGTTCGACTCCAGTCGTCTCCACCAAATTTGGTCCCATAGTATAGCGGTAAGTATAGCGGCTTGTCACGCCGTCGGCAGGGGTTCGATTCCCCTTGGGACCGCCAAATTATGCTCGGTTCGTCTATCGGTAAGGACGCTAGCCTTTCAAGTTGGAAAGACGGGTTCGATTCCCGTACCGAGTACCAAATAATAGGAAGCGTGGCAGAGTCCGGCTTATTGCAACAGTCTTGAAAACTGTCGGCTCGAAAGGGTCCGTGAGTTCGAATCTCACCGCTTCCACCAAAAGAGGTTGACATTCTACTTAATTCGTGTATAATTATATATGCGACCGTAAGTGGAATATGGCAGACCTCCCGCTATGCTCATAGCATAGAATGGGGACGGGGCGATGAGTCTAACTCGCAGCCTTTGCAGGTTCAAGCCCTGCCGGTCGTACCAAATTCGAGAGTGGGCAGGATGGTAATGCAGCTGATTGCTAATCAGTAGACCAGCTTAAAACTGGTCACAGGGTTCGACTCCCTGACTCTCGGCCAATTTGTATCCCTGGTGTAATGGCAGCACCGCGGTCTCCAAAACCGTCAGTCAAGGTTCGAGTCCTTGGGGGTACGCCAATCAACGGTGACCATAGTGTAAAGGTTTAGCACCGCACTCTGTGAAAGTGCTAGAATGGGATCGTTCCCCATTGGTTACCCCAAGGAGCTATAATGGAAAAACTAAAAACATTCAATATTTTGAAAGGTTCTGTTCGCAGGTTCGATGAACTGCTAGGACGAACATTGTATCGTGTATCTGCAGATGAGGCAGAACTAACATTGTATCTGTCGGATACAAACTATGTAAGATTCTGTCACCACCAAGATTGTTGCGAAAGTGTTTACATAGAAGATATCTGTGGAGATCTCAACGACCTTGTTGGGGCACCTCTAGTAGAAGCTGAAGAAGTTTCTAACTATGATGATGGCCCAGTAGATAGTAGCGATGAATCTTACACATGGACATTTTATCGTTTCCGCACACGGAAAGGTAGTGTGTCAGTTCGATGGTATGGGTCCAGCAATGGATACTATTCCGAAAGTGTCAGCGTAGAATTTGTTGACACTACAATACCCGGATAGCTCAGTGGTAGAGCAGCGCCTTGATAAGGCGTTGGTCGCAAGTTCAAATCTTGCTCCGGGTACCAATTTACCGCTGTCGTATAATGGAGTATACCCCTCGCTACGAACGAGGAAATGGAGGTTCGATTCCTTCCGGCGGTACCAAATAATGGGACCATAGCTCAGTTGGTAGAGCAGTAGACTTTTAATCTATTGGTCGGGAGTTCGAATCTCCCTGGTCCTACCATAACAGACATATAGCATAGTGGCTAATGCAGTTCCTTCATACGGAAAAGATCGTTGGTTCAAGTCCAACTATGTCTACCAATTCAATACCAACTTAGCTGATGTGGTCATAGCAACGGTTTGAAGCACCGTGGAATGAGGTTCGATCCCTCAAGTTGGTACCAAGTTTGTTCCCGGATAGTGTAGTGGTAACACAACAGACTTTGACTCTGCTATTGTAGGTTCGATTCCTACTCCGGGTGCCACAAAAATGTTTTAAAAAACCGTTGACAGATCTTAAAAAAGACTGTATAATAATTACTTGTTAAGCAATTAACACCGTTCTTTAAAAATATAATTTGATATTTGCCCGAGTGGTGAAATAGGTAGACACAAGAGACTTAAAATCTCTCGCTCTAACAGGCGTGCCGGTTCGATTCCGGCCTCGGGTACCATTAGTTGATAGCATTCAGTGGGTATCGTATATGGACGCATATACTAGGCGGGCTAGTCGGGCCATCGATCAGTCCTAACACAACCACAGCAATGGCTTAGGAAGGGAAGCACCCGACTCCAAAATTCGCTCGTCGTCATAGACTGTGAATACTATCAACTAATGGTATTAAATGTCCCGTTCGTCTAGAGGCCTAGGACACCACCCTTTCACGGTGACTACACCAGTTCGAATCTGGTACGGGACGCCAAAGTTTTACCCGCAGTAGCTCAAGGAGAGCAGGTCGGCTTATATCCGATTAATCTAGATAAGGTCCAGGATGGGGTTCGATTCCTCACTGCGGGACCATTGACAGTTTATAAATATTCTGTTATAATAGTTTTATGCCCAGGTGATGGAATTGGTATACGTGTTGGTCTTAGAAGCCAAATTTTGCGAGTTCGAGTCTCGCCCTGGGCACCATATTGAAGCACATTAAAGATAGGGTCGTAGCGGTTCTATGAACTTTAATACATACCAAGGTAGTTAGTGTGTTTCAATATGGGGGTGTAGCTCAGTTGGGAGAGCGCCAGCTTTGCAAGCTGGATGTCGCAGGTTCGATCCCTGTCACCTCCACCAGTTTATTCCCTAGTAGCTCAGCGGTAGAAGCACCTGACTGTTAATCAGGGTGTCGGTGGTTCGATCCCACCCTGGGGAGCCAGTTTTTTTAAGGATTTAAATATGTCAAAAGGTAGTAGCCCTAGGCCATATAGTGTTAGCCAAAAACAATTTGCTAATAACTTTGATGCAATTTTTCGCAAGCCTGATCCTAGGATAGTCGAAGAACAACAAATTGAAGATGAAGAATTCGAAAGAATTGCTCAATCAAGTCAAGTTAAAGATACTACAAAAGATTAATAATTAAAGCCGACTTAGCACAGTGGTAGTGCAATCGCCTTGTAAGCGATAGGTCATCAGTTCGAATCCGATAGTCGGCACCAAATGCGGGGTTAGTTTAATGGTAAAACAGCAGATTTCCAATCTTCGGTCGAGAGTTCGATTCTCTCACTCCGCTCCAATTTTCGGGTCGTTAGCTCAGTTGGTAGAGCGCCTGCCTTACACGCAGGATGTCGGCAGTTCGAGCCTGTCACGACCCACCAGTATTTCGGAGTGTAGCACAGCCTGGTAGTGCGCCTGGTTTGGGACCAGGAGGTCCAAGGTTCGAATCCTTGTACTCCGACCAAGTTTTGTAAGACACATGGGTTGACCACAACGCCACGCATCAAGGTAAGGTGTCTATAGTGTAAGTAGCAGGTTTGGTCATGCTTACACACAATCCCAACGTTCCGGGTGTCTCCGGATAGTGTGACCCACACGATGAGAAGTAGTGTGACAACTACGGGTGGTAGTCTTTAAACCGAAAGGCCGCTAGCAATGCGAGAACGGTCCCTGTCGGGAAGCGGGTGGAAGGAGTGTGTGATGGGTATGATAGCGTCATATCTTGATACTCTATAATTACCGCCGGGGGATGCAGAGCATATATAAACACACTCTAGCCAAACGGCAACAAGTGGGCTCATGCCCATGAAGTGTGTTTATATATGTTTTGGGAGAATTATATGCCAATGTATGAGACAACTGTAAGAACACCACAGGGTGAAGAAAAGAAAAGAATCTATGCGGATACTCCGCAAGAAGCTAAAAAACTTTTTGAACAACTGTACGGTGGACCAAGAGCAGTGCCATACATACCGCATATAATTCCAAGTTAATTATCGCGGGGTAGGGGAGTCTAGTCGTCCCCGCCAGTCTCATAAGCTGGAGATCGGAGGTGCGAATCCTTCCCCCGCAACCATTTTTTTAAACGTAAAGGTATATATGGCTATTAAACAACTAAGTCGCGGTACAACAATTGACACTGAAACATGTGTAGAAATGGTCGGGGGCAATCGATTTGATCTAGTATTGATTGCGGCTGTTAGAGCTAGAGAACTAGCACGTCAACATCGCCATGCTGAAAACAAAGGGCAGTTAAATGCTCCTGTAGCCGCTTTGCTTGATATCCAAGAAGGCAGAGTTGGTAACGAATATCTTAAAAGAATTCGTTAATTAAATGCAACGGTGGCAGAGCGGCCCAATGCAACGGATTGCAAATCCGTAAAACCGGGGGTTCAAATCCCTCCCGTTGCTCCAATATCAAATTATAAATATTTTAATGCGGGTATGATGTAAAGGTAACCTGAAACCTTGCCAAGGTTTATTTCCGAGTTCGATTCTCGGTACCCGCTCCAAACAACACGGCCCTACCCTCTAGTAACATAGTTCTACGGTGGGGTTTTTCTTTTTGCGTTATATAATCTTTCTTTGATTTCGTTGCGGACAATGTAGTCTGTGGAAGCGATTCTTGCCAACCACCCAGATAATAGCCCACGTTGATAGATTAATGTTTCCATTTTATCGCCCTTATAACAGAGTTCGAGTAACTCGTCGAGCTCTTTTTGGATCTCTTCAAGGTGGGTTTTTGGCTTCATAATATATATTTATAGGTTGACAAACTGGTAAAACCGTGTTATAATATATACATAGCAAGGAGCAATATAATGGAATTTCTCGTCGAAACTCGTAGCGTAAAGAAACGTAAATTTATAGAGGCAATTTTGCCCTCTATGATTAAACAACTTAAATTGGAAAACAGTAAGAAAGTTTTGCTGGTTCGAGTTGCCAATGAGTGCGATGGACAGGGTATGACTATGCCACTGAATGGATTAGATGCCTATGTCGTAGTTGTCAAGCCAGGTTGGTTTGCCGATATGGGTGTTACCCTTGCACACGAGATGGTTCACGTGCGTCAAATGGCCAAAGGTATTCTCAAAGTAGAAAATGGTGTTAACTACTGGCGTGGGAAGAAATACAGCAAGAAGACTAAGTATTTGGACATGCCTTGGGAACAAGATGCGTTTTCAAAGCAAGAACTTATTTTTAGGAGGGCTGTAGAATAATGGAAATCTCAAGAGCAGAACAAAGTGTTATAAAATATAATCTAGAACAGTACCGCTTAGATCAAGCTCGTTTGGAAAAACAGCGAGAACAAGACTACGCCAAAAAGATTGAAGAACGTAGACTTGATCAAGTTATAGCAGAACGAGTATCAAGAAATCTTCGTTTAGATTTGGACAAGGGTCGCATTTTAGATATAGAATGTTAGGAGGCAATTATGCCATGGATTGAAAATGTAGGTCTTGGAGATATTCCAAAAGGTCGGCATCACGATGCTGGCGAGAATTCGATGTTGATTCAGATTGTTGATCCGGCAATGGAGTTTCCTACCCCTATGCACAAGTTCAAAGAGACTCATCAGTTTGAGTTTTTGGATGTAGAGGAAAAGGACGAAGTGTTGGAAGAAGCTATGAAGTGTAGTCACGAACAAGCTGCCGAGTTGGTTCGCCTACTACAACACGCATTGGCTAATCGAATGAATGTAGTCGTGCATTGTCATGCAGGTGTTTGTCGAAGTGGTGCAGTCTGCGAAGTTGGCGTCATGATGGGTTTTAATGATACTGAAGTCTTCCGTAGTCCTAACCTCCTAGTCAAGCATCGTATGATGAAGCACTTAGGTTGGACCTACGACGAGAACGAGCCTCACTCTATTAACGGTATAGGGCTCGATCCAGATTGGACCAACAACAACGAAAAGGTGTTTACACTCGCAGGCGCAAGACGAGAGCGTAGACTAAGAGAAGGTGATATTTAAAAAGGAGGGCAAGATGCCTAGTGTATTTTTAGTAAGCGATACGCACTTTGGACATACCGGCGTCTGTCGCTTCACACGTAACGATGGTGTTACAAAACTTCGCCCATGGGAATCTGCTGAGGAAATGGACGAAGCAATGGTTAAAGCGTGGAACGAACAGGTAAAGCCCACTGACAAGGTTTACCATTTAGGTGACGTTGTTATCAATCGTAAAGCGTTAAAAATTATGTCAAGATTAAACGGTGACAAAGTTTTAATTCGTGGTAACCACGATATCTTTAGGGATGATGAGTATAGAACTTACTTCCGTGAATTACGTGCCTATCATGTTATGAACGGGATGATCTTGAGCCATATCCCGTTACACTCAGAGTCCATGGGACGCTTTGGTGTTAACATTCACGGTCACTTACACGCAAACCGTGTGAAGAAGGCTCGCGGTGTTGATGCACGTACTGGAGAAGTTTTATACAGCGATGAAAACGATGTTCGTTACCATTGCGTTTGTGTAGAACAAACTCCAAACTTTGCGCCTATACTGTTTGAAGATGTCATTAAGAACATCGAAGCAGAAGGTGGTAGTGTAGGTTTTAAGAACGGCAACGGTCCGACAATGTAATATGATCTACATTACTAACAAATACAATTCCATCCGACTACCCAATGAACCGGGTATGTTAGATTGGTTATTAGAAAATTATCCTAATTCAGGATATCACGTAGTAGAGATAAAATAATATGCTAAAATGTTATCAATTGATTGGAGTGCCTGGGTCCGGCAAATCTACTTGGGTAGATAAGCAGGCCTGGGCTTTTTCTTGTGCAAAAGTTAGCACAGACAAATGGGTTGAAATTTATGCTAAAGAAGTAGGTCGTACCTATTCCGAAGTGTTTACGGATTTCATGCCTACTGCTGTAGACCTAATGGCTAAAGAAGTTATTGTAGCACGTGAAATGAATCGTGACATTATTTGGGATCAGACCAGCACGACCGTTGCAAGTCGAGCTAAAAAGTTTCGTATGTTGCCGGACTATGAACATATTGCCGTAGTGTTTAAGACCCCTGAGCATACAGAACTTATGCGTCGATTGATGAGCCGTCCGGGCAAAGACATTCCAGATCATGTTATTGCTAGCATGATTGCCAGTTGGGAAGATCCAACTGAAGAAGAAGGCTTTAAAGAAATAAGATATATCGGTCCTTAGTTCAATGGATAGAATGCTTGGCTTCGAACCAAGCGGTGTGGGTTCGATTCCTGCAGGACCGGCCATCGTGTCGTTTAAATACAATATGCATTAGGACATTCTGTTTTAATTTTTTCTTTTAGATCTAACAGCCAGTTTCCCGAAATAAGTATATCGTATGGTTTGTTAAAATAATCTTCAACAACTTTTATGTTATTTTGATGATACTGGATAAGATCTTCCGAACTAATTGGACAGGTCATGTTAAACAATTGACTAAACTCTATTACATTATCAATGGTGTTTAAAAATAAATTATCTAAATTGTAAGGTATCCATCCGTTGGCAGCTTTTTTACTCATACTTGCGTAATTAAAAAAATATTTAATGGTCAGGTCTACACCGTTAGACATGTTTAATCTCAGTGCTGGTTTTTCAAATGAATAGAAATATCCCCTGTCTATTATTTCTTTACTCTTTTCAATTAATTTTAAGTTTTTTCCTGCACACCTAATAACATCATCTTCAGACCCTCCTATATTAACCGGAAGGCTCCATCTCTTAATCCATAGTAATATATAAAACAGCGGTGTTAGTTTGTTACTACATAATTTAATACCTGCAAGCCTGGGCAAATTAATATTGTTAAGATCGAGAAAATAATGAGTAGGTAATATTAAATTCTTTTCTGAATACGCTATATCTATTCTTTTGCAATCAGTATCGTTGATGATTAAAGATTCAGGCCAATAAGGATTTTTTATGTCAATTCCAAAATTTGCAAAAGGATTTTCTAACTCGCATCGATTAATATCGGAAGTCATTGACGATTGTAAAGAATAAAAACTGTCATCTTTAGAAATTTGAGAACATAAAAAATCCCCGCAAGACCCACCTGTGAACCCTAATAGAAAAATGTTTTTCATCTAACAATTCCGTTTTGTAATAACGCCCATTTCTTTTCTTGGCAAGGCCAACACGCTCCACATTCGGGAATTTTGCCTTCACCACAAGTTCCAGTAATATCTAATAATTCACCCACATTAAATTTTAAAGCAATTTTAACTAATTGATCTTTAGTAACTTCATAAAACGGCTGCAATACTTTAGAACTAATTGATTTACCCCTATTCGGTCCAGGAGGTAATTCTTTGGGATTAGCAGTATCGCCTAACAACAAAACATCTACCGGAAACTTCATAGAATCGACTACAGCCATTTTTACTTGAACAGAATGATTAGCGTCTTTGTTTCCAATTAAGATTGCTTTTAAGTTTTTATTGAATTTTTTATTAATCCAATCTAAAACTATGTTGTTAAAATATAAAGACTTATTTGGACGGTCAATAACAAAGATAAGAAATTCATTATCTTTATTAAACTTACAGCACAGGTAAAGTAACAAGGCACTATCAAAACCACCAGATACAAAAATTCCAATCTTCTTGTGTGTTTTCAAAATGTCTTTTAAATTGTCAATCATGCAGATATTTATTGACTAAAATTTATCAAGGTAGTATAATAAAAATAATTATTAATATGAAAAATAAATTTATAAAACTATACATGGATTGGGCAAAACGCTGTGCCGAACTCAGTCATGCAAAACGACTACATGTCGGAGCTGTTATTGTCAAAGACGATACAGTTATCAGCTATGGGTACAACGGTATGCCAGCAGGCTGGGATAACGATTGTGAAAATATAGAATGGTGTTCGGCAGGTGGTTGGCTAAGTCCAGAAGAAATTATAGAAGGTTGGCCATACGAAGGCACATACCTAGACGGAGATGGTAATACGATGCAGGGTCGGTATCGTTTAAAAACTAAACCTGAGGTATTACATGCAGAATCAAACGCTATTGCAAAGCTAGCGAAGTCTACTAACAGTGGGCTTGGGGCTGACTTATTTGTTACTCACATGCCTTGTCTCGACTGTGCCAAGATCATTTATCAGTCTGGCATTGGTCGTGTATGGTATGGTGCTAACTATAGAGATGATTCGGGAATCAAGTTCCTTGAAAAGTCCGGAGTTAAAATAGAAAAAATATCTAATGAGTAATTGTAGCGTTAAATACTGTTTACATTAGAAATTAAATATGAACAAACTGTTTTGTCCTGTTAACTTAGATAAAAACTTTGTAGAGCCATGTGTTGCGTCATCATTAGATTATTGGCATGAAAAATACTATCCAAGAATCTTAAAAGAAAATCTTAAACCGCATAATCTTTATGTTATGCCCGACGTACACAAAACTGAATATCAAGACTTGAAAAAATATTTTCATAAAGAACTCGGGTTAATATTAAAAAGTATAATTTTATTTCCTACCATTCCTAACAAGCTCAAAGATCCGCATAGAGACGGTCCACGATCAGATTATAGTTACAGCGCCATTAATATTCCTGTGGCCAATACAAAAGGAACACTTCAGGTCTGGTGGCCAGATTTCGATGAATCAAGAGTCAAACAATTTAATTTAACACGCCCAGACGGAACAAAGTCTATAGGATTTGATATTGTCCCAGAATGGAAAGAGGAAGAGTTTGATCAGGTTCCTAGTGATCATTCTTTAGAGTTGTTGTCTCCTCATTTGCTAAACACCAATGTTATTCATGGCGTAGATAATAGATCAAATAATGACTGGAGATTGGTTATGTCTTTGAGATTTATTGGTAACCCAAAACTAGAGCAAGTTAAAGAGCAGATTTTAAACACAAGAGGCCATCTATGAGTGTTGATGTAAAATTAATGACCATTGATGATATTTTATCTATCCCCAGTGACCTATTAACTACTAACCATGTTGCAGGATCTAAAGTATTAGAGTTAGACGAAACAGTTTGGAAAAGAAGAGCTATAGGTTATGCAACACACGGTTCTGTAGAAGTATTAGGGGCATACGATGCTGACAAAATTTTAGGTGTTGCGTTTGTTATATGGCCTAAACTTTCTCCTGCATATATGATTTCTAACCTAAGACTGTTTCATAACTTTCCTGGGTTTCCTGTAGATAAGAATGGGTATGGTGCATTGTTAAGCACTGCAATTGAAAAGGGCGAATCTCAAGGTAGATGGGAATTTTATATGAGACGAAACTTAGATTATGGCAGATGGTTTAACAGAAGATACCAAAAGAAAACTTATGAAAACATTCCTATTAGCAAAAAATATCTAAGATCTGTTGAAGAAATAATTCCTGCTAATAATCAATCAAAATGGATTGCTACTAATACATTATGTAATAATGAAATTGTCGGTGAAGACACAATTATTGTAAAATATTTTTGTCCACAGAACGAACGTAACACAAATTACATTCCCGAAGCTATGAGAATAAAGCACAAAAATACTCTTGATGTATTAACTAATTATAAACCAGAGTAGTCTATGTAGGTAGTAGTCGGTGAGTTGTCCACCATTACCTTGTCCTTAAATTTAGAAATACTGCGTTCTAGTAAATCTCTATATTTTTTTACGTCTAGCACATACCTCCAGAATACAAATATAATTTTTTTGTATGCTGGATCGTAGGTACTACCGTGTCTCACTCTTAAGTTATTGAATACAAATGAATTGGTTTCGGATAAATCCGGGTATATTCTTTCCTTTGATTCATTTTCAAAAAACAAAGTTGGGGCAGGGTTCTCATCATGAATCATTAACCTAAACGACAAGGGAGTATCAAAATAATAACTATCATCTCTATGAAGTAGTATAGGTTTATAGCTTGACCAGATGTTTATCCAGTGTAATTCTTTAAATGGCAAATAGTCTAAAATCTGTTCTCGTAACGCTGGAAATTTTAAAAACATATCTTCTTGAAGATTTATATTCCATCTTGTTTTTTCAGGAATACCCCATTCTGTATAATCTACAGAAAGGAAAGGACTACTTCCAGGAATTGCGTTGCTTTCTTTATCGTTGTAAAGTCGTTTTATAGGAAGTGCTTTTTCAAAATACCAGCTAGCAAAGTTGTCGTCTTTTATAAGGGGAATATCTAAGGGAACAAAACAATAATTTTTATAGTCTTGTTCTAACTCTTTAATCTCGTTGTCAAGGTTTGGAAAATACTTAAACTGATTCTCCCTCGCACTATTGGGGATTTTATTCATTTTTTTATTTTTTCAATAAACCATGCGGCAATATCAGGTTCGTTATCTTTTTCACCAAACTTATATTTTCCGGGCCACTTATGATGATTATTATGATATCCTGCACCTAATGTAATATAGGCTAACCAATGAACATTTTTACTGTTGTCAGGAGTATTGTAATTTTGATAACCTTTAGTAGGATGATGGAAATAAACGTTACCCAAATCTTCAATCAGGTTAATCAAGAACCACCCGCCTAATGTCATAAAAAACAAACCAAAATAAATGTCTATTAAGTATGCTACGCCAACTGAACCCCAATAAAATTTATGGTAATGTCTATGAATCAGTTTTGCTAGAGAGTTTTTATAGAGCCAACGGGGAGCAACACCTGGAACAGTTTCTATAGGCTTAAATATTTGCCATCCAATAAATGCATTAAAAAATCCATTAACTGGACTATGCACATCTTGTTTAGTATCTGAAAACCTATGATGGTGATAGTGTAATCCGGCCCAGAAGATAGGACTACCCTGTCCTGTAAGTGCTCCACAGATTATAAATGCATTTTTCCAAAAGTTGTTTACTTGAAAACTGCTGTGAGATATGTATCGATGATAACCTATTGCCGCTCCAAAAATTCCTAATATATAGAAACCTAAAAACGCATAGAGTAAAAATAACCATTGAAAATCTGTAAACAGAACATAAAACGATACAGCGGTCAACAAAAAGTTAGGTAACAGAATTTTAAAAAAGTGACTGTTTAATTGCATACGGATATTTACCTTGGCCATATATGAGTGCATAATTAATAGTATGACTACTGTTGATTTTTTAATTTTTTCCGGAATAGGTTCTGCAGAGGAAACTTTTCATAAAACTCCAAGTAAACCCTGGAGATCAATAGGTCCTTCAAAAATTGCCAATAGTCTTAGAAATAATGGATACACTGTTCAAATAATTAACTTTGCTACACTCCTTACCTACGAACAACTTTACAAGATCTCAAAACAGTATGTTGGGCCTAAGACGTTATTAGGAGTTAGTACTACATTTTTATACAGCGAATATAATTCTAGTAATGCATACGAAGGTCTACAAAATGTAGTAAAGCAATTGAAACAAGAAGTAGGATCTAAAGTTATTTTAGGTGGTCCTAGTGCTCATGCCTATAAAACATATTTCAATGCAGATTATATTGTTAACGGATATTCCGAAAATAAAATATTAGATTTATTTGATCAAATTTTTAATTACGGTATAAAAAGAAAAACACGGTTAGATTGGGATATAAAAAGTTGTAACCATCGATGGCATGAAAGTGATCGGCTACAACCAGGAGAATCTATTCCTCTTGAAATTGGGCGAGGATGTATTTTTACCTGCAAGTATTGCAAGTTTGATATGTTAGGAAAGAAGCGAGGGGAGTATGTCCGTGACATGTCTATGATTAAAGACGAAATAATTGAGAATTTTGAAAAATATAAGATTACCAATTATATGATAATGGATGATACGTTCAACGACGATGTTTATAAATTAGAAGACTGGTGCAAAATGGTAGACTCCTTGCCATTTAAGATACAGTATACTGCATATTGTAGAGCAGATCTTCTTTGGAGGTATCAAGATATTAGCAGAGAATTATATAGGACGGGCCTAATTGGATCGACATTAGGAATAGAATCAATGAATACCTATGCTTCTAAAATAGTAGGAAAAGCATGGAGTGGAAAACATGCAAAAGATTTTATTCCTTATTACATACATGATATATGTAAAGGTAGAACACTTACACAGATTAATTTTATTATAGGACTCCCTGGAGATACACTTGATGATATATGGAATTGGGTACATTGGGCAAAAGAAAATAAAATTCCCACAGTCCATGCTCAGCCGTTGGTAATTCGACCACCGAGATTATTTCCAGATGATCCAGTGTTTAGTGAATTTGACAAAGATGCAGAGTCTAAATATGGTTATAGCATTCCCAACGATAAACGACCTTATGTATGGAAAAACAACATTATGACTTGGTTTGACGCCAGAAAAGAATATCGTAAAATTTATGATTATATTTCTAATAATTTTTGTGACTTATCATGGCACGGATTTTCTTCATTAAGTCTAGGATACTCTGTTGATGAAATACAGAGCACATCGTTGATAAAATTTTATGAAGACCCAGTATACACTGCTAGATCGCAAGCCTGGCTTGATAACTATGTAGAGTCTTTTAATGGTTAACGTTTTAAAAAATTACCCCCGTGATATTTAAAACTAAATACCAAAATACTTAAAAGATACCATGAAAAAAATTATCGAAACTCTGTTACACTATCAGACATTATACGTAGTATGGGGAAACATGATTCTGTTTGCTGGTTTACTATATTCTCTCCCATGGTCATGGTGGCTTCCGATCTCATTGATTGCTAGTTACTATGTTTGCACAGCAATTTCTGAAATTACAGTTCATCGATATTTTAGTCACAAATCTTACGAAGTTAGTGACTTTGGTGAAAAAGTTTTACTATTTTTAGCTTTATTTGTAGGACAAGGATCTATTGTGCATTGGGTAGCAGTACATCGTCAACACCATGCATTTGAAGATACTCCTAAAGACCCGCATAGTCCCTTATTTGTTCCTCTCTGGAGATTATTTTTAGGAATTTTCCCTCGATTAGATTACAAACGATCGTTAGTTGCAGACCTGTTAAGAAGTAAGCATAAGAATTATATTCTGTTTGAAAAAAAATATTACCTTTTATTGTGGACTGCAATATGGACAATAAGTTTTTTAATTAGTCCTTGGTTAATGTTGTTTATTGTAGGCGGATCAGTTCTTTGGTTTTTAGGAACAGCTCTTATTAATTTTATTGGGCATAATTCGAATAATGAAAAACGATTTAAAAATGATGTAGGATATAACAGCAGTTGGTTAAATCTTGCAACAGGTGCTGGGAATCATAACAATCATCATGCAAGACCGCAAAGTCATACATTTAAAGTAGATAAAGAAATTGATATCTATGGCAGTTTAATCGAACTCTACGCAACTAAGTTAAAAATTGAAAGAACTAATTGAAGTTGGCATGCCGCATTTAGTTTACCATGGGTTAGATCCCGTATGGTTACTGAAGTATATAGGGCATAAACATTGGAAATTAATAGAACATGTCCGTCCTATTAATAAAGATAACCAACGACTCTATGCAAGTTTTTTTGCAGCCAAGATAGATTTTTTAAACGGGCAACAATCAATTACTGAAAAAAGCACAATAGAGATTAGCAGTGAAGTTTTTAAATTTAATAATCTAATCTACAGATCATCACACACGGTTAATGATATCTGTGTAACATTAGACAGTATTTTTGTTAGAAAAGATAAAGTAGCAGGTCTAATTAAAGACGAACCTGCTTGGTCAAGTACTGATATTCCATATACAAAAGATACATTCTTAGAAGAACATAGTGAACTAAAAAGAAAATTAATGAATGTTGACTTTGCTACAGCAAAAGAGTTGGTGTTTAATCCAGCAGTATTGTTTAACGGAGTTAAAATACTTTATTGTGCTAATTATCTAAGTCTAGCATTGTTAAGCGAATGGATCACTTATCAAAGTTTACTTGACCCTATTAAAAAAATAGAAATATTTTGGTTTAAGAATATTAGTGTTGGGGATAAAGTATATGGAACTACTTCAAACAAAAATAACGTATTTGAAACAGTATTAATTTCAAATAATAGAGCAATGGGTTTCTGCAGAATTTACAGATGAGTTGGCTGTTCTAAGTTTAGAGAGTCTATCAATACCAGCTCAGTAGTCTCTTTTTCCATTCCGCCAAATATTCTTTCATGTTGTTCTTGATCGATGTTTATATTGTTAGCATCAAAAACAAATCCATATTGGGTTAATGTTTGGAATTTATCATATAGATTCTTTAATAAAAGAAAATTATAGCTAGGATTAATCATTACAAAAATAACCACGCGATACAACACAAGATCTAAATGTGTTGTCCAACCATAGATTTTTCCTTGGTAGTTATCTGGAAATAAATTTAGTATATTAAAATCTGGATCATATTGTTTCATGACAGACGTAAAGTTGTCAGTATCATCGACATCAATTACCGGAAGCTGTGCATATAATTCAATAACGGAGTATGGTTTCATAATTAATCAAATAAATTTCTTATTTTAGAAAACTGGCGAACATGCAAAGTATCATGGGTTGAAAATTTATCTAAAATTTGTTCCCGAGTTAACAATATTTTTTCTACGGTAATTGCAGGAGTTAAACCAGTAACTGCGCTTAAAAATTCTGATAATATAAAATCTACAGAAGACGACTCTACAAAATAATAGTTTACCTTTGTTGATAACCCTTCAGTTGTTCTTATCCAGGCATATAAAATTTCTGCAAAATGTAACGGTGTAATAAATTCACCAAAATTAAAATTAGGATTTAACTGTTTCATAGCTTCGTGATAAGACATACTCGAATGACTTTCGGGTAGTGTGCAGGTAGTTCTGATAACTGAAAAGTCCATTTTAATTCCTTATCAGGTATTTATCAAATTTTCAAATCTCTCAGGGCTTAGAATTTGCACCTCGTGATTTCCTTGACTAATAATATCCAACAGCTCTTGACCGGTAAAATTAAGATTATCAACTACAGTAAAAGGCATTTCTGTATGTTTAAAGACTGATAAATGTTTAACAATGTGATCTCTTACTTCTATAAAATCGTCATCTTCAACAAAATAGTAGCTTTCTACAAAAAAATGTTCACTAATATTCCTAATTAATCCGTGTATTTTATTATGTGCTATAAGATATCCAAATGTTTCTACAAATCCCCAATCTGGGACTACTGCGTTAACCGCTTCAGTATATGCCATTTTACGATACCGTTCCGGAATAGTAGTCGTGAATTTTAATACTTTCATGCCTTCAACCTATTTTTGGAATCGCCGTCTTTGTAAATATTAATTATAAATCCAGCTGGATCAAATTCCCACCATTTTCCACTAGCACCTGTACCAAAATGGCTTGCGCCAGGGCGGCCGTGGTGATTATTATGCCAGCACTCGCCTAGCACCAACGGAAATAAAATAGGAACATTTAAACTCTTATCATTAGTCTTAAAATTTTGATACCCTAAGCCTTTCATATGAAATAAGCTATTGGTAATATTATATGTAATTAATGTAATCATTGCAGGCATCATACTAAAAAATAAGAATAACTTTGGGCTAATTAAAAATAACACAAAATTAAATGCTAGATAAAGTTTCACATAGTGTGTATGCACAAATACTATTTCTTTGTCTCTAATTAAATCAATGGCATATTTAGGATTAATTTTTTCGCCGTCGAGTTTATACATCCACAATATAAAACTATGCCAGAAACCGTGAATAGGACTATGCGGATCATTAGGAGTATCAGGATGTCTGTGATGGTATCCTCGATGCACAGCAGTCCATAAAATAGGACTTCCCTGGCCTGCCATAGCACCTGTCCATAGTAATAATCGATGTTTCCATTTTGATTCTAACACAAAACTCTTATGACAGAAATATCTATGATAGCCGGCTGTAATTCCTAATACATTAAAAATAAAATATCCTGTTAAGAAATAAAACAAATTTGCTAATTCAAAATTAGCAAAAAATGAATATGTAGCATAGATACCTATTAAAATCATAGGAGTGATAGCCCCTAGCAAAACTGGTACTTCTAATAAATTTTTCCAAATAGGTCTAAACATTTTGTATTCTCGTGCCTGTTCTAACAATGTAATCATCCTGTAATGGTCTTCTACCCATCATTCCCCACACCCAGTCTACCTCAGGTTTTGTTCCTGCAGGAATTGTAACTGTAGTTTCATATGTATAACTGTTATTTATTTCAGGTATCATACGTTGATAAAACGCATCAAACTTGCTCCAGCGACCTGGTTTAATTAGACTATGCCATGCCCTAAGGCCACGTAATTCGCATTCTCTAAACATAAATTCCCATAAAGGTTTCATATATCGTCTTAGAGCATTTTTGCTAGGATCAGATTTAAGATAAACAATGACCCAATCTTTGTTGTATGGAGAAGGTAAATCGCATCTCCATCCTACCATAGCCATCATTGTGTCATTTTCAAATAGACCATACAGGTAGTGATAGTCATCTCCGTTAAGATAGTATCTCTTCATCCCTAATATCCAAATTTTCCAAAACTCGTCTATTTGTTCTAAAGATTCATCAACATGGCTGTTCGGCCTTTGCTTTGCTCTTTCTGCTTCAGCAAGATGACATTTCCAAAACAATTTTTCTATTTGGTCTAGGTGTGATAAATCTAGTCTAATGATTTCGGCCATTCTTTAAATACCTCAGATTCGCCTGTAAATAAAATATCTTGACATGCTACTTTTGGATCACCTTGGCTAACACAAATTAGTTCTTCAAGCAAGATAAATTTAAGCTCACCAGTATTTAAATAATTTCTAACATTGATCAGAGTATTCCTGGAATTGTGCTCTCGAGAAATAAAAATTGTTTTGGGATTTAAATTTTTATTAAGCCAATGTATTTGGCTTTCTACCATTTCTTTAAATAGTGGGTCTATTTCTTTAGATATGTGATCTTGCCTATTTAATTTCCATGTACGGTTGAGTATTCTATAACAATCTTTAGGCCAACTTGTTCGTCTAAAAATTGTGCTAAAAAGATAGGGTTTGTTATTTTTATAACCTATTGAAAAGGCTGTTTGATCTTGATAGTTAAAATTCTCAACTTTATAATTTTCTATTATCTTTCCAGAATACATACCAATTAATTTTTTTCTAGATATATCGAATAACGATAAGAGGTCTGTATCAGTATGATCAAATGTAACAATCATGGTTCTATTAAGTTTTGAGCAGAGAGCCTCTCAAACATTTCTTCTTTAGAAATAGGGCGAACCGCTGATTTGCCAGTGTCTGCTAAGATAATGGTTTTAAATATTCTCACACTTATACAAAATCGCCAATTATTGCTTTTGCTCATCATCCTATGGGGTCCATCAATATTAACAAAACAAGGTTTAGAAAGTTCAACAGACTCTACTAATTCAACCTCTTCTTCAGTCCAGGTCACACCCCCTCGGGTATTAAATGTTTGATACCATACTCCTTCTTTTTTAGACTTAAACCATTGCATATAGGTATCTTTCCAATTAATAAACCAGTTTAATCCCCAGGTGTCTTGTAATGGTAAAACTCCGTCTAAGTGTATTGGTCCACTGCTATGAGGCCTGAGTTTAAACCAATTTGCTCTAATAACTTCATTTTTACCTAAAAGGTGGTTGTCAGTAAAAAAAGAATTAAAGTAAGGAGGTATCTCAATATCATTTAATTGTCGAAACGGATGTTTGTATTCTTTAACAGCATTGTAGCTTACATCAAAGAATGAGCTAGGCAATCCTTCAAAATTGTAAGGGTCAGTTTTTAAATAATAAAAGTTTTTCATTCGATGATATATTCTTTAAAAGTTTTTAATGCAACATCCCAATTAGTAGGGACAACTGGTCTCACAGTTAAACACCATCTATCAGAGTCTGAAAAGTTTTCTACTCTATGCGGAACTCCTGTTTTAATAATTACAGGTTTAGTTATTTTAACAGACTCTAATAATGTTACATCATCGTCATCCCAAAACAAGTAAGGAGTTTTAGCATTAGTCTTTTTAAAATTTTCTAATTTAAGTTTAGGACTATTTGGTTTCCACCAACTCATTAAATGATCATTCCCCCATACCCAATTCACGCCCCATTGCTGATGAGTTAAGAATCCGTCAACATGAATAGAACATTTATTATGAGGGGGCGTTCTAAATATCATTGCTTTAATGTTTAAACCTAAATCGTTAAAAAATTTTATTAAATCAGGATTTAAAGATTTTTCAACATCAATTTTAAGAGTTATATGAGAATTTCCAGTATCTTTAGGAAACTGAAAATCACTTCTTAAGGGAGAAACTGATAAGTTGAGCTCTTTGTAATTATACATATTAATAAACAGGTTGATCAATGCCTAGCTGTTTTCTAAACTCGTCAGTAAAAATACCATCAACCCTTAAGGTATATTGTAATTTGTTAGCTCTATCAACACCGTGTACATCAAGATCATTAAAAAATGCTGAACTAGAGTTAACTGGTATTTTTAATGCTGCGCTTTCATCATAGATATAAAATCGTTTTTCCTTAGTAGGATTAAACCATATAAACTCGTTAGAATGTTCTTTGTATTCAAAGTTGTCTCTGTGTGGATACATGTCACAGTCGTTTTCTGTTAACCAAAATAATACTCTTCCAATTTCTTTAAAAGGTAATTTTTCTAGCCAGAGTTGAAGTCCTGGGAAAAAGTTGCTGTTGTCATGCCATTTGGTCTTACTAGCATACTTTTTATTTTCAAAAGCGTTCCAAGAGTTATCAACCATATCTCTTATATAAACTACACTACTTCCACAATACCATCCAGTTTTTAATTTAAGATACAGTGGGCCTGCTTCCCTAGGTAAGGAGATAAACTTTTTAAATATTTCATTCTTTTCCTGGGGATCTAAGTATCTATCTAGGTGATTCTTTGCAGATGGCAAAACTGCTGTTAGTATTTTACTCTGAGCAATACCTGCACAAATTTCGTCGTGCAGATCTTCTAGACCAGCAATGTCTAGATAAGAATCGCAGTTAATATAAGGACTATTAACTATTCCTTTCATAATTCCAATTCCAAGTGTATCCGTCTACTAGACCTAATTCTTCTTGAAGCTCATCAGTAAACGTGCCGTCAATACGTAGTGTATATCTAAAATTAGGCTCAGGATCTACTCCGTGGTAGTCTCTGTTGTTAAAGAAATAACTTCTTGCGCCCTGTTCTAGATAAACTTTTTCTTTGGTAATTTCGTCATAGACAAAGCTAGGGCGCCAGCCTGGAGTAAAGAAAAGATTGATGTTGTGATCTTTGTGTTCTGCTACTACTCCATCTCGATGCACAATAACACCAGCATTAGGATATGTAGTAAAAAATAAAATTCTACCAATGCTCTTAAAAGGGAGAGCATTGATGTATTCGATTAATTTAGGAAACAGTTTTGCATCTTCTGTCCAGAGAGACTTTTGGTCTGTAGCTTTGTCAAAGAACCCAGCTTCTTTAATGTAAACTGTAAAGAACCAAGGAATCAAAGATCCGGCTGAAAAGTAAAAATACTTATAAACTGATTTGAATCGATCTTCGGGTTTTGAAGTTTCTAATATTTGTTTAATAGACTCTTTGTGGAAACCGTCCGGATCATATTTTTCTAGCTCTCGCAACATTTCACTCCACCCATCTTTCATTCCGTATTTTTCTCTTATCTCAGGAGGATGTCCTCCAGTAGCAGTTCCCATTCTGTAATTCTTAGTCTTGGCAATCCCTATCGATATTTCTCTATGAAGTTCTAAATCCATAGAATGATCTAAGTATTTGTCCATGTTAAGCATAGGATGCCGATCTTTGCCAACACCTTTGATACCATGTTCTTGGTGGTGAAAAGTTTGCCAGTTTCTCCCCTGGTGTGGGAAATACACATATTCTTGATCTTTCATTGTTAACCTTTATTCAGCTTTTAAAATTTCTAGCCCGGAAAATACATCACCGTCAATCAGCATTTGAAACGGATGTTTACCCCAAAATTCATTTGATACCCAGCATTGATTATTTTCATCATAATCAAACCAAGGACTAAATCCCAGAACAAAATGTACCCTGTCAATTGGGGCAGGGTTAGTTAATAACACCCTATGAGCAATATTGGTATCCCAAGTATATACTTTGCCTAATTCTAGGTGGTAAACATCATTACCTTCCATTTCAAACATATATTCTGGAGATGTTGTAATAGGGATGTTAATTCTAATATTTTGACAAATAATTTCGTCCCTGTGCCAATTTAATTCTGCTAAACTTGAATCAGGAACATGATTTTTTAAAACGCCCAATCTACTACGAATCATAGTTCTCTTTACTTTACTATCTAAAAACTCTTTTATATATCCGTAATTTGCCAATGTAGTTCTTTTTGTAAATCCATATGAGTCAAAATACGTGTCTTTTAACTGATTGTAATTTGATGTTTGATTCCAAAAGAATTGATCTCTTGCATTTTTAGGAGCTCCTAAAGTACTCTCATCTGGATCTATGCCATCCTTATGTCTAGGATTGCAAACAAAACTTAACCCTCCGTAGATTTCACTAGGTCCTTTTACACTGTTCCATCCTCTAAATTTTAATTGGTCTAATACTTCGAGAGTATCTTTTCTAAGACGAACAAAATCAGTATCGTGCAATTTCATTTCAACCTTGCGCCACTTAACCTGATTTTTTATTTCTTCCCATTTTTGATAGGATCCAGTTTTACGAAAAATATATTTTTCGGTTTGGATATCCTCTGGAATTTCGTCTCGGTGTATTGTAAATTTAGGCATATCGATATTTATTTGCCTATACCACGGCCTCATAAATATTGACATGGCCTACCCTATATTCAACGAACCCACACACATGCTCTTTAATCAATCAGTCGATGCAGACTGGGCATTAAAAGAATGCCGATGGATTATTGATAATCTTACTCCCAGTGACTACGCAAACGCTAGTGGCAAGTTTTTTAAAAATTACGTACAATGGTCATTCCATAAAACCAGCGAACAACCTTTGATTAAAAAATTTACTGAGATATTAGAAAATAGCAAAGAAGATTTCCGTAAGGTATATAATAGAAATTTAGATTTTGAATTTGTCTATCTTGCCTATGTTAAGGATATTGCAGAAGAATGTTCAATTTGGCATAGAGATTACTTTTTAATCAACGGTCAAGCACATTTAAGTGTGTTAGGGAACGGAGACCTGTTATGTTACGACTATGAAAATAATCTACACAACATTAAAGTTCCAAATGGAACTTGCTGGTTTGTTAACGGTAGTAACTTTAATCATAAGATCAATACAGGTGTAGGCGAAAGATTTGAAATATGTGCTCCTATAAGTCCCCGCAAAGAAATTGTAGAGCCAAGGATGTTAGGAGTTAACCCTAACGATCCTTTGAAATTAGTAAACAGCAGTATACCTGCCTATGTAGAAGGACAGCGTAGATTAAAAGAACAAACGTTGGCTAATGTAAAAAAGGGGAAGGATACCCACGGCGGAGTTGTTGCAGACTTTAGCACATAATATGCTGTATAAAAAAATTCCGTTAACCTACGAATCTGATCAGATTGCAGAGTATTATATGACACATATATCAAATACAATGTTTAGCGTAGGAGAACTTTCAGATATTGAAAGATTTAATCATAGAGGATCTGCAACTTTAGGAAGGAATTTTTTTAAAAAATTTCCTATATTAGAATCAAATCTCGATAAGATGTTTGGTAAAGATAATTACATAGGAAGATTTTTTGCAACTAGGCCAAATAGTAAAGGGTTTGTGCATATCGACATGGCACATAGTGAGCTTAATCCTAGATACTGGTCTTTAAACTTTCCTGTGTTTAACTGTCAACACAACTACCATGAATGGTTTTCTACCAATTCTGAGCCGGACCTTATTTCTAAAGAATTTAATTCTTGGTTTTGGACTACTGATAACAATGTAAAATTAGTTGATAAACTAGAATTAAGTGAACCATATATTTTAAGTGTATCGGTTCCGCATAGAATAAACAACCCAACTAACGAAGTGCGTGTAGTATTTGCTGTTAGAACCGTAAACAATGAAGAAACATTTGAGTTCTTATGAATGAAAAAACATTAGTCACTGAATCTAGAAAACGAGAATCTCTAAGACGATGGGGAAGCTCGGAGTTTAATCAACTGGAACAAAAGTATGGAAAATATTTGTTTGTTCCGTTAGACGTTCCTTTGATAAAATCTAATAAACACAACGAGTTAGTCACATTCTATTACCAACATGCTAAGTTAGCTGAACGTATAAAAGAAGACATTGCAGGATCAATGGATGATACTTATAGAGCTAAGTTTCTTTCTTTAAATAGTTCAGATACAGAAGCAGCTGATGTATGGACAAAAACTTATAAGCCAGAATTCGAAAACACTTTTAAAGATCTATTTGATCAAATTTACGAATACCTTCCCATACAAAAGGATACAAAAATCAGTTATACAATTTGGTCAACTCAGAGTCCTGTAGTAATGCATCGAGATCACACATCATTGCTTGATCTTCCTTTAAATTTTAGAATTAAGTTATATGACAATAATCCGTCCGAAACTTTATTAATTAAAAATTGTTTAACAGACGGAGTTTATCAATACCAAAAAAATTGCTCACCTATACTTTTGCCTGAAGAAACAAACACCTGGACATGGAACAATGCCAGGATAGTTCACGGTAGTACGTATGATCCTTGTTATAAAAAAATGCTAATGATATTAGAGGATTTAAAAATAGACTGGATTAAGTATGAAACATTACTAGAAAAAAGTTTAATAAAATATAAAGACCACGTATTAGTCGATAATACATATCAACACTATGATTATTTTAACAAGGAATACTATGAACAACAACGTTAAACAACTAGCCGATCAAGCAATGGCAAGCACTCAATGGTCTGTGGTTAATAATCTAAGTACAGAATTAGCGAATAGAGAAGTAGAATTGGATATATTTGCTAAATTACTATTAGATGATTACATGGACTTGTGTGAAAAAATAGCTCTTGAACAAAATAAAAGATTTGCGCCAGTAATCCATTCATTTATAAAATCATTTAAAGACTCCATTAAACAAAGATACACAGAGTAGGCATTTACTAATCCATTAAAGTAGTATATAATAGAGGCGTAAAAGTGATAATTACTAGTATACTCTGGATGGAAAATGGCTACTTCAACAGAAAACTTTGACTGGTCGGTATTAAATCGAAACAGCATAATCACGCTGATGCATACCCTGGCACCTGAAATAGTAAAACAACCACTTACTGTAGAAGAATTCCATAAAAAAGTAACTACATTACTAAAAAAATACTTGCCAGTTAGGGTGCGTAAAGCATTTAGTCCAAAAGTAGATCAGGGATTTGTGTATGTAGGCGGTTGCTATCACAGTGCATACGATGAAGATTATGTAAAATGCATTGAAGTATTATTCCAATACCGAGCCAATGAAAAAATAATAAACCTAACGTCTAAAAGATTTTCTAGTATGTGTACAACTATAGCAGACACCTTGCTACATGAAATTATCCACATGCGACAGTTTAGAAGAAGAAACTTCAAACAACTTCCAGACTACGCCAGCAATGCAGAAAAAAGTGAAATTAGAGAAGAACAAGAGTATCTTGGTTGTTCAGATGAAATAGATGCCTATGGATTTAATATTGCCTGCGAACTTATGGACAAGTTTGGTAAAAATAAAAACCAGATTGTTAACTATCTCAACGAAAACCAAAAGGGCAAGAAAAGACGTCATAACAGTTGGCGTATGTATCTTAAAGCATTTGAACACGACCACAATCATCCAATCCTACAGCGTGTCAAAAAGAAAGTGGTCCGATATCTTCCAGCAGCCGAAGCGGGCAAACCATATAGAAACAAAGATTGGATTAACTGGTAGTTGACAACTGCCCAACATTCTGCTATACTAGTAGAATGAACTACACCGTCCATCAAAGTCAAATTCGTACACTCAGGCAAGACGATCCTCGATTTATTATCAAGGACAAATTTGTTATAAGTCCTAGAGCAGGATTTGAATTTAGTCGAGACTGCCCTAGAGAACATAAACTAATAATTATGGAAGCTATCAAAAACGAATGGCTGTTGCCTGTGGCAAATATTACAGAACGTGAACTAATTTTTATGGGACTCACAAATGAATCTTAAATCAGTACTTGAAGTTATCGGTCACAAATTTACCACAGGTGATGACTGGGGGATTAAAACTTTTAATAACACATCACATATTACATTCAAAGATCAAAACGGACGAGGGTGCGGTCATTGCATTTATAGAAATAACACTAATGAAGTAGTGTACCTAAGTGCAGAGGTTCCTGAACAACCATTGGCATTCCAATGGATCCACCTAGATTACAAAAAATCCTACTGCGAGGAATTAGGTAATGATTGGAACATTGCCTGGGACGAAGTCACATATACTAATGTAATCACTGAAGAACTTATGCTCGAGTATATTACAGACATTGTAAATATTGATTACAACAATCTACCTGTTATAGACAGCAAAGAATATTTCTCAACCAACAAGGCCATTATGAAACAATATACTGTAAAACTTGATGTTAGATATACATTTGATGTTGAGGCCAATTCAATCGATGAAGCAGTAGCAAAAGCAACTCATTTCCAACAAACAATGAAACACGGTTGGGGTGATGTTCCGGAAGTAAGTTGGTTAGACACCGAAGTTGTCAAAGAGATTGTAGAACGTGAACTCCTTTCCTGAAGTTAGAATCGGAATCATTGGATTGGGTTATGTAGGTTCTGCAATCCTTAATTCTTTGTCCGATAGATTTATAGACTTGGTAATTATAGATCCCGATAAAGGTTATAACTCTAACTATAATGATCTTGCGGGAGCAGAGGCAGTATTTGTCTGTGTTCCTACCCCACGTGACGACAATGGAAATTGTAATACGTCTATTCTTGAAGATGTGCTAGCCAGGTTACATAATATTAGATATACCGGGGTTATTATTAGCAAATGCACAGCTCCTCCAAATGCATATCAAAAGTTAAATGAACAGTATCCAAACCTAGTTCATGTACCTGAATTCCTTACAGCTTCAGATGCTATGCGAGATTACCTCAACGGCTCTTTTGCTATCATAGGAGGCAGTATCAAAGCCTATATGAATGAAGCTGAACGCTTTACTAAAATCAGTCAACAGAATTTAAAAACCATTGTGCATTGTGACATTGGTGAAGCCGCATTGACCAAATATGCTATAAACAGTTTTCTAGCCACTAAAGTTGTATTCATGAATGAGCTTCGTGGAGTAGCAGAAGCCGCTGGGTTGGATTATGATACTATTGCTACAATGGTTAAGTTAGATCGCCGAATTGGAGATAGTCATATGAGGGTTCCAGGTCCAGACGGAACATTTGGATTCGGTGGACATTGTTTGCCCAAGGATACTGAAGCACTATTATCTCTGTCAAAAGATCTAGGTGTTAGTATGCAGGTGCTCGAAGCGGCATTAAAGAAGAATTTGTTACTTCGATTATCATGAGTAAAACTATAGTTGTCACCGGTGGGTGCGGTTACATAGGTAGCCACGTTGCTCGAGCGTTCAAGTATGCCAACAGTAATAATAAAGTCCACTTAATAGATCGTGTCTATCGCTATCATACTATGAAGGGTCTGGACGGATTTACTTGTAATAACTTTGCCAGTGATGTTGGACTCTCTGCAATAAGCAAACTGTCACCTGACATCATTGTGCATTGTGCAGGAACAAGTTTAGTAGAGCCCAGCGTCTATGATCCTGCTGACTATTATGAAAACAATGTTAGCTCAACAATTAGACTGCTCAATCACATTAAAGATTTTAAAAAGAAGCCTACAATTCTTTTTAGTAGCAGTGCCAGTGTTTACGGTGAGCCGAAAGAATTACCCATTCCAGAAAGCCATCCACTTAATCCAATCAGTCCCTACGGTCGTACCAAGTTGATTGTCGAAACAATGCTGAGAGATTACAGTAATGCCTACGATATTAATAGCATTTGCTTTAGATATTTTAATGCCGCAGGTGCCTGGCCCATTGAAAACGACTTAGGTGAGGAACATGGAGGCACCCATATTATAGCCAGAGCATTAGAAGCTAGTATCAAAGGTAGAGCATTTAATATATTTGGAGACGACTACAATACTCCAGATGGCACTTGTATTAGAGATTACATACACGTTTTAGATCTAGCACAGGCACACATTAAAGTTATCGACTATCTGGAATACAATCCCGGATTTCATGTATTCAATATTGGATCGGCGCAAGGGATCAGTAACAAACAAATTGCAGACTATGTCAGTGAAAAATATGGATTTGCATTCCTAAATTACGGAAACAAGCGTCCAGGTGATCCTGCAATATTAATTGCGGATTCATCAAAGGCTAAAAGAGATTTGGATTGGGATCCGGAGCACAGTGATATCGGAACAATCATTGATAGCGCATATCAGTGGTACACAAAATATTAATGGTGTTGACAAATCAATCTAAATAAAGTACAATAGAATTATATGGCAATCCTCTGCCTTAACATCGGAGAAAATTAAAATGAGTGAACCAGTGACATTAAACAACATAGACGATAAGGGCTATGAAGAAGGATATATGGGTGCTAATATTCGTGCTAGAATGAAACGTGACAATAAACGTTTTTGGGCAGGAGATAACATTAGCGAATATGTTCATTTTACAGATTTCGATCGATTAGTCGACGAAGCAACAGAAGCATTTGAAAGTGTGCTAGACGCACTACTAATTGATCGAGAAAACGATCCAAACTCAAAAGGTACAGCTCGTAGATTGGCTAAGATGTACTTTAATGAAATTATGGCAGGAAGATATGAACCAGCACCAGACGCAACAGCGTTTCCAAATGATTCGGAGGACCGCTACGAAGGTATGTTGGTTGTTCGTAGCGAGCTTCGCAGTATGTGTAGCCATCATCACCAACCCGTTAGTGGCGTTGCTTATATTGGCATTATTGCCGCACAAAAACTCATCGGACTCTCAAAGTACACAAGAATTGCCCAGTGGTGTGCAAGACGAGGTACTCTCCAGGAGGAGTTGGCTAATGACATTGCTCGGGAAATAATGAAGGCTACAGATGCCAAAGATGTAGGTGTCTATATTCAAGCAGTACATGGATGCTGTGAGAATCGTGGTATTATGGCACATTCTAGTCTAACACAGACAACAGTACTCAAAGGTGCATTCAAAGATGACCAAGGTACTAAAAAAGAGTTTTTTGATAACATTAAACTACAACAAGATTTTGCACCTAGATAATGGCAAAATCAATTCTTGCTCTTTCAACAAATACCTAGTATAATAATTTTAAAGGAAACAAATGAAAAAAGGTAAACTGAATATTCCAAGTCGGGCATCTACTCCTGCACCGACTCCTACTGCGGCAACTGCGGCCATGCAGACAGCATTTAATCGTCCAGGTGCGCCAGGACAGGCAATGCCCACTAACTTCCGTCCTACACCGCAGGCACAAGGTGGTAAACCTCCAAGTGTTATGATTGCTGTTCCAGCAATGGAAATGGTTAATGCAGAATTTGCACAACATTTAGCCATGGCGGCTGCTAACATGGTTGCCAATGGTGTTAAGATCAACTGTGCCTTTAACATCGGATCAGTTATTACTATTGCTCGTCGTAACCTAGTTGATATCTTCCTAAAATCAGACTTTGATTACATCTGGTGGGTTGACAGTGATATGAAATTCCCAATTGACGCACCTATGCGTTTGCTGGCACGTGGCAAAGAGATTGTAGGTGCTAACTATCGTCGCAGACGTTTTCCTAACCCTAACTTTACTGGCATGAGCGGAAGTGCTGGCAAGTTTACAGAATTCCAAACTACGGATCAAAGTCCTCCTATGGAATTAATTGACGTATTACCACACGGTATGGTATTATGTAAGAGAGAAGTCTATGAACGGATTCCTCAACCTCATTATCTGCAAGAATTTATCCCATCATTAAATCTTGAGATTGGCGAAGATATTTTCTTCTGCCAGCAAGCCCAAAAGGCCGGGTATCAAATATGGTGTGATCAGGAATTGAGTAGAGAAGTAGCGCACATTGGTATTTTCCACTTTAACTATAATCTATCAGTTCCACAATAAGAAAGGAACCCCATGTTGTTTGAAAGCATAGAAATTCGAAAGGTACGCAATGGTGTTATTGTAACACTACGTACCGACGAAGATGAAGATCAAGAATTCGTTTACGATTCTGACAGAAAAGCAATTAAGTTTGTCAAAGACCTACTTGAAGCTAAAGAAGCAGTGAAACAACCTGCGGGTTAAAAATATGACAGTTAAAAAGAAATACAATGTAGGTGATGTCGTTTGGATTTACGGTGTTCGTCGAGATAATGATAAATCCACACAAGGTACCGTAGTTAAATCATTTAATATCGAAGGATATAATGATATGCACTACGTTGTATCTATTCCTACAGAGATTGAATCTTTGCTGGAAATTCGAACATGGCAAACTATCAGTCAAACCAAAGACGGGCATGTAGGTAGTTTGCGAGAAGCATTTAGCGATCCAGATGCGGCACATCGTATGTTGGCTAGGACTGGCGTGAAATTTATTTCAGACGCAGATGAAGATTACGAAGGTGACGGACACGATGGTATGGGAAGTTTTGCTGACGAGGAAGATGATGTTAGTCCAGATGCTATTCATGCCGCACTAGAGAAGTCTAAACAAGATGTTAGTCACAGCCCATTAAATCTTAAAGAAAAGCCAAAGCGCAGATACTTTAAGAAGAAAAAAGTATAATGAGTGCTGAATGGGTCCAAGTGTTAGGACAAGCATATCCAGATTATGATGATTTAAAATTTTCAATGGAAAAAGGTCCTATCATTAAACCAGTTCTAACAAAAATAAAAAATCATTGGACATTAACTCTCGAAGAAGAATGGCATCATGATTCGGGTGGATCTTATACTATATCAGGATCTATTATGCTAGACGACATCATAGAGTGGACTGACAAAGAACTAGCCAAATGGAAAGATTGCCGCAGAATAGCGTGGGATATGTGGCAATTTAAATCAAAACGTGAAGCTGAAAAATTCATAACATTATTTCATTTAATATGGCAGCAGTAAAATTTGAAGTTGTTGAAAAAAACGGACAAGCAGTTGTTCATGAAATTCATAAAATAGTTGTCCATACATTTGGAATTGGTGATGTTGAAGACCCTGATATCTATGCCGCCCAACCTATCTGGGATTGGCAGCAAACTGATGCTGGCAAGTTTGTTATGGAAAATGCTATTAACACTCCGTCATATCATCAAAATTTAGATCAACATACTTACGGGTATCGTTATGCTATTGTAGCAGAATTAGAAGCAAAGAAACTAAGTGAATTTTATCTAAGATGGGGCAAAGATGGAAGTAGTAAGATACGGTGAGACTTGTACCATTAAACAAGCAAACTCAAGCAAAACAGTAGAAGCTGTAGTTTTTGAATTTAAAGAACGAAATAGCCTTGTTGTAGTGTTAAATAAAAGCGTAAAACTGTCAATGACCTGGAATGGTAAACTATACGAAGGTAAAATGGCAGGCATTGACTTTGTTAGCAGTGGACCAACAGTAAATAAGACAACAACAAGCCTAAGGGGGTGAGTATGCGTTTTTTATTAGCCATAGCTTTAATGGTATGCCTTACCAGTCATGCAGGAACCTATGCATTGTATAATTTTACCAATGCAGAAATGACCACTGCTAGTCAGCACAACGAAATTGTTCCAATTGCTAGTGTAACTAAATTGTTTACTGCGGCACTGATTTTAGAAGAACAATTAGATCTATCTGAAAAGGTAAAAGTCCAAAGTAAGGCCACAGGGCGTTTTCCTGTAGGTACAATGGTTACTCGATTTGAGCTAATGAAGGCCATGCTAATTGCCAGCGATAACAGAGCCGCAGAAACTCTAGCACATACATATCCGGGAGGATATGAACGCTTCATTATAGATGTTAATACTATGGTTGGAGAAAAGAATTTAAAAAATACCAAACTAGAAGATGCCAGTGGATTAAAAGCAGGCAATGTTAGCACCGCAGATGACCTAGTAAATTTTGTTTACAATCTACGTAAGTTTCCTATAATCATAGCACTGTCATCATCTGCCAATGATAGCATACAAGTTGAAACAAAGAAAAAACATGTTAATTTGCCAATCAGGAATACAAATCCTGACATCAACAAGTATAATAGTATAATGATCAGTAAGACAGGATTTACTAGTAAAGCAGGCAGGTGTTTGGTTATGCTGGTAAATTATCAAAATGAAATGTATGGGCTAGCTATCCTAGGAGAAAAAACTCCAAAGACTAGATCTAAAGTAGTAAGTAATTTAATGAATTCAATAGAAGGATAACAATGAACCCGTTTCGAGACCAAGAAAAATTTATGCGAGCCTGCGATCAATCAGTAGGAGAGATCAACAAAGACCAATATAAACTATATTTGGATCTTATGGAAGAAGAATGGAAAGAACTCAAGGCAGCTTTGTTAATGGAAGACCGAGTAGAACAACTAGATGCATTATTGGATTTTATTGTTGTAACAACCGGTGCTATCCACAGCGGCGGGTTTGATGGTGAAGCTGGTTGGAAAGAAGTTATGCGTACCAATTTTGACAAGATCGATAAAGAGACTGGCAAGGTTCGTAAGCGTGAAGATGGAAAGGTATTAAAACCTTTGGGATGGAAGCCACCCAAATTGGCTCAATTTGTTAAAGGAAAATAATATGTTTGGAACAAATTATACAGGCGGTGATGTATTAAGTTACCGCAGTGCTAGTGAAATTAATTCAGCAATGGGTCGTGTTTATGGACACATGAGTATTGCTGTTATTGTATCAATGTTTGTCAGTTACTTTGTAGGCACAAGTCCAGAGTTGTTGGCATTCTTTTTTACAGGTGTATTAAAGTGGATTGTAATTTTTGCTCCGTTGGTAGCAATTTTTGTGGTTAGTTACATACTAGGTAATAATCCTAGTAAGAGTGTAGCACAGTTATGCCTGCATGGTTTTGCGGCACTGATGGGATTAAGTTTTTCAATGATCTTTGCGGTGTTTGCTATGGGTTCAATTGTCAGTGCCTTTATGGGTGCGGCAATCTTATTTGCTGTAATGAGCGGCTACGGTTACTTTACTAAACAGAGTTTGGATAGTCTAGGCAAATTTATGTTTGTTGGTCTAATTGCTATAGTGATTGCTAGCATTATCAATATCTTTATTGGATCAACTGTAATGCAAATGGTAATTTCAGCATTAGCCATTATTATCTTTATGGGACTTACTGCCTACGACACCCAGAAGATACGCGAAGCAGTTAGTGTTGATACTAGCGATGGTGTAGAAATTAGAGGAGCATTAACTCTATATATGGACTTTATTAATTTGTTTATTAATTTGTTACAACTTTTTGGAGATCGTAAATGATCCGTGAGTTTATCAATATTGTAGAAGGCATTCGCATCACTGACGATTGGTTTAAGGACGGTGGGTTCAAAACTTATAAACGTCCAGCTAAAGAGCGTTATGAGATTGCTAGTGAACCCGGCACTATTGACACGCTCGAAGGTCCAGTTAAATATCCTGCAGGTTACTACATCATGACTGGACCAAAAGGTGAGCAGTATCCTATTACTCCAGAAAAGTTTAAAGATCTTAAGGACGATTTAGGTAACGGTGTTTGCACACCAAAGAAGATTATCAAGTTTGCTAAATTAGCAGATCACTCCGGATCGGTTGACACTAGCTGGGGAGAGAAGTTATACTATAATACAGGCGAAGATGTTATTGTTCGCCATGGTGAAAACGACTACGGTGTAGTTAAAAAAGACATATTTGCACAAACCTACGAAAGAGTGTAATGGCACAGCATACAAATTACTGGAGTTGCAGTCCTTTTGCAGATTGGCTTCGCGGCACTAAAAAACTCAGTGCAGGCACATCTGAAGAATGGGACGAGTGGACAACTGCGGCACAGATGAAGCACAACTTCCGCTACTGGTTAGCGGAAGAAGGACTCAGCCATCTCCAAGATTTTGTAACATGGCCTGTAAGGAAACTCCATGACATCAAATATTATATTAACAATCGTTTTGTTACTCGCACTCATAGCCTTACTGCTCATCCCCGTGACATCCGACCTGGCGATTGGTGTGATGTCGGTAATCGCTTTTTGCCTTGTCTCTTTAACGAGTTAGTCGACTTTGTTGAAATAGAGCAGGCCTGGAGTCATATTGCTTGGGGCAGTGAAGAAGATAAAGCAAAGTACAAGGCACCGTTCTGGGCCACTGGTTGGTTCCGTTGGAGAACATGGCGCTGTCCACAAGCTGGGTTAGATCACCTTGATTGGGCAATGACATTAACCAATAGTGATTGGTGCGAGCCAACTGATCCTAATTACAATAAGCCTACAGGACAAGCAATCCGCGCTAAAGAAATTAAAGAGCTTTATACCTGGTGGAAGGAAGTTTATCCCAATCGTCCAGATCCGTATGATGCAAGTGGATGGACTGCTTACTGCGAACTTAGCCGATTAGCCAATGGTGGCAAGTTAAATTTCAGTGGAGATAAAACTCCTGCACTTAGAAAAGCTAGTAACTTAGCGCATAAGGAACTTCAAAGGATTGAAAAAGCCTACGAAAAAGAAGATGAAGCTATGATGATTCGCTTAATTAAAGCAAGAGATAGCCTATGGACCTAAATGATCTAAAATGCCCTAGATGCGGAGACCCTAAATCTTATACCGCAGATTTTGATAGCTTTTATTGCAATTCTTGTAATGAATGGTTAGAAGATATCTGTAATGATCGAGAATGTTTATTTTGTAGAACTAGACCTTTAAAACCCAATGAGCAAAATATCAAGCAGTCCTAACCGACACACCTTTCAAAAAGAAGGCTATATTAAACGCTGTGAAGAAGAAGGCAAGTTGCCCAACCCCGACTATATTCAAATGTATAAAACCTGGCGTGAACAAGATGAAGAAAATCTAAACGATCCAGAGTGGCAAAAAGATAACATGGAGTATGATCTCCGTAGCACAGAATGGATATGCGACAAGGTCAAAGAAAGTCAAGTCTATTCTCAAAATCTTTATGCCGCAATGTGCAACAATGAATTCCAAAAGTTAGACGTTATGCCTATTCTTAAAGATCAGCGTTGGAGTGCCTCGTGGAGAAGTGCTGGCGGGATTGTTGCTGACATGCGCGAGGAAGGTGACTACATCGATTGGTACTGTAGTGGAATTCGAAATGATAATCTTCAAACTCCTGAAGAATTTAATAATCTCACCGAAGAACAACAAATTTTCCAAAAAGAATTACAGGCATTTGTCCCAGAAAGTGTTGTTACTGACGAAATTCGAGAAGACCTCAAAAAGCTAGGTTGGATAGTTATTCAAGATGACCAAGCCAATAATTTTATCTGAAAAAAATTGGTTGGCGATTTACAACCAAATTGCCAAAGAGTATCCGCCTAGCGTGTTGTTAATTCGCGACAGGATGCGCTCAGTTTTGGGCTTTACTAGTAGAACGCACGAGGAATGGTTTGATAGAGACGTTGATCGCAGAGATGTTGGGTATGGAACCAAATATCGTATAACAACTATACATTTGGATTTTTACAATGAACCAAAACGGACAATGTTCCTACTCAAATATTCGGAGTATATTGGTAAAACCAGCTCTTGACTTTCCAGTAAAATTCCTGTATAATATAACTATACTGAAACAGCAAGGAGCGATAATGGCTACAGTAGCAGGCGTTAAGATTAAACCCAAAGTTAAAAA